CGCCCGGCGCCTGACCGGGTGCCCCGCGGCGGACACCACCCCGCGGGGCACCCGCCCACTCCCCCTGGAGCCCCCGTGCCGGACACCCCCCACGTCCTCGTCCTGGACGACCCCACCAGCTGGCTCCACACCCAGCACCCCGGCGTAGCGCCGGGCCAGCGCCCGGTCTGCCACCAGCAGGAGACGGTCCTGCTCCACCCGCCGGGCGCGGGCATCCTGCTGCGCTGCCACCTCCCGGCGGGCCACCACTCCCCGGAGCACTACGACGCGCTGCACCGCACGGTCTGGCTCAGCCACGGGACAGACCCAGCAGACACCCCGGAGCCCGGAGCACCGGACGCCCCCTGGACCTGAGCCGCCCACCCACCGCGGCCACCACACCCCCCGGGTCCGGCAGCACCGCCGCCACCTCCTCCAGCGCCGCCACCAGGTCCTCCCGCGTGAGCGGCCGCAGCTCCCCCACGTCCACCCCCGGGTCCTCCCCCGGCACCACCGGCGGCTCCCCCTGCCACACCCCCAGCTCCCACAGCACATGCGGAACCACCACCACGCCCACGCAGCCTCCCCAGCCGTCGCAACCGGCACAGGGTCCCCGGACCAGCCCAGCTGTGCACCGCCTACCGGCCGGTAGCACCCCACCCCCAGCAGGACACGCCCACCACCCCCACCCAACCCACACGCCCAGCCACGGTGCGTAACACTGTGAGGACGCCGAACAACCGGCCAGACACGCGGGGGAAGTAGTGGCAGAGCCGTGGGAGCGCCTGGTAGGCGAGGGAGCGAAGCGGTTCGCCGCCTTCGTCCGCTACCGGGACATGGGCCCTGACCGGAGTCTGGCCAAGGTGGCGCAGGCGTTGGGCAAGTCCACCACCCTGATCGAACGCTGGTCCGCGCAGGACTCCTGGGTGCAGCGCGTGGGCACGTGGGACGAGGAGCAGGACCGCATCTGGCGTGCGCAGCAGCAGGGCCACCGCCGGGAGGTCGGGCGCCGGCAGCTCCGCATCGCCAACGCGATGCAGGGGCAGCTGGTCAACCGGCTGGCGGACCTGGACGTGTCCCAGCTGACCCCGCGGGACCTGGGGTACTGGCTGGAGATCACGACGAAGGTGCAGCGGCAGGCGCTGGGGCAGGCGGACCGCACGGAGGTGTCCGGCCCGGACGGTGGCCCGGTGCAGCTGGAGGCTCTGTCCACGGAGCAGCAGCGGGACCGGCTGCGTGCGCTGGCCGCGGAGATTGCGCGGCGCGCGCAGGGTGACCCGGACGCCGTGCCGCTGGCTGGTGCCCTGTGACCGCGCTGGGCACGGGTCAGGTGGCGGTGGAGCGGGCGCTGCTGCGCCGGGTGCTGGAGCGGCTGGGGTACTCCCCGGCGTCCTCCTCCTTCGGCATCGTCTCCCAGCTGCGTGCGGCGGTGGCCCCGCGCCCGGAGCCGGAGTACGCGGGCCGCGTGCCGGCGGACGTCCGGGAGGCCCACCTGTGGCAGGTGCTGGCGGGCGTGCTGGCGCACCACCTGACGGAGCGCGGCCCGGCGGGGAACGTGGCGGGCTGCCTGTGCGGGCAGCTGCAGCTGGGCCAGTCCTGGTCCGGGCACGTGGCCCAGCTAGTGCGGGACGCGATCTTCCAGCAGCCGCTGGTGCAGCTGCCGGTGGACGTGCAGGCCGCTGTGCTGGCGGCCGGTGGCATCACCCTGGTGGCGGGCCCGCCCCAGGCAGACCAGGACGGGGACCAGGTGGGCCAGCAGGTGCAGACGGAGACGGTGCCGGACGTGGAGGCGCGGGAGCACCCGCTGCACCCCGTGCTGGCGGAGGCCCTGCGGCACGGCATGTCCGGGGTGACCGGCGTGGAGGTGCACCGGGTGTGGGGCCGCTGGACCGCGGAGAACGGCGCGGGCGCGGTGGGCAACGTGTGGGCGGGGACCCCGGAGGACGTGGCGGACTCCCTGGTCCGTGCCGTGACGGAACACCTGCCGGTCCTGGACGGCACCCACGGCGTGCTGGTGCCGCTGCTGCCGTCCACCATCCGGCAGCTGGCCCGGCTCACCCGCAGCCCGCTCACCCCGGAGGACACCCGGCCGGAGTGGCAGCGGGAGGCGGAGGACCGGGAGGCAGAGGCCGCGGCCCACGCGCGGGCAGCCGCCCGGCTCCGGCGCGAGGCGGCCGCGTACCGGCGGGACGGTGGCCAGTGAGGTGGCGCGTGCGCATCACCCCCGGCGACCCCGGAGAGGTGGTGACCGCGGACCACTACCGGCTGGACGCCGGCGGCTCCCTGGTGCTGGTCAACGGGGACGTGTTCGCGCAGCGCCTGGTCCGCGCGTACGCGCCCACGTCCTGGCACTGCGTGGACCCGGAGCCGGAGCCGGTAGCCGCGCCCGCTCCCCGCGTGCGGAGCTACCCGTGAGCCGCCGGCGGGGCCCCCTGGCCCAGCTCCTGTGCCGGCGCGGCCACCACACCCTGTCCCGCTGCACCGGCCAGGAGGACCACCTGTGGCGGTGGAGCGAGACGGAGCGCCGCTGGACCGCCACCCTGCAGCCCCAGCCCGTGGCGCAGGTCCAGGTCCGGGAGGACGCCCACGGGCTCACCGTCCACGGCACGTCCCTGCAGCCCCGCTGGGACGCCCAGTTCACCCGCGGGCAGCGGCGCCACGGCGGTGGCCGGTGACCCGCCGCGCCCGCGCCCTCTGCTTCCTGGCCGGCGTGCTCACCGTCCCCACCGGCACCGCGGCCGTGGTCCTGTGGCTGGAGGCCACCACCCCGGGCCTGGAGGTCACCTGCCGCGTGTGCGGGTACAGCACCGGCCCGCGCCGCCGGACGCCCCGCTGGCAGGCGGAGACCCGCTGGCTGTGGCACCGGCACGTCACCCGCCGCCTGGGCCACTGCCAGCCGGAGCCCCGCCAGGACGTCCGGTGGTGACCGCCGGCAGCCCCGGCCCCGTCTGGGACTCCCTGGTGGCTGAGCTGGGAGAGCCGCAGGTGGACACCCCGGTGCGGCGCATCGCCGCCCGCCCACCGGTGCCGGCCACCGGCCCGCAGCCCGCGGTCACCGTCCACGGGGACTCCTCCACCGCCGGCCGCGGCGCCACCGCCGTGACCAGCATGTCCCGGGCGGAGTGGCGCGCCCGGATGCACGCAGCTCAGGCCGACGCCGCCGTGGACGACCAGCCCACCGGCCCAGTGTTACTGGCCAGTACGGATGCCCACCCCTCACCGCCCGGAGACCCCCATGCCTGAGCACCGCATCAGCCACCTGTGCACCGCCAGCGAGCACCAGCAGTGCAGCGGCCTGGTGAACCTGGGCCCCGGCGTCCGCGGCGTGGCCCACTGCACCTGCCCCTGCCACACGGCCACCCCCGCCCGCACCGCGTCCCGCGAGCAGGCCGCCGTGGACGAGGCGCAGCGCGCGCTCACCCTGGCCCAGCAGGAGCAGCAGACCGCCGCCGTGCAGTACGCCCAGGCGGTGGCCGACGCCCAGACCGCCCTGTCCGCCGCCCAGCAGGGCCTGGCCGACAACACCCAGCCGCCCGGCCCCCGCCGACCCAAGCTCCTGGTGGACTTCGACGGCGTGCTCCACACCTACCAGCACGGGTGGGGGGACGGCTCCGTGTACGGCGGCCCCATGCCCGGCGCGCAGCACGCCCTGGAGCAGCTGACCACCGCCGGGTACGAGGTGGTCATCTTCTCCACCCGCAACGCCGCGCAGATCAGCGCCGCCCTGCTGGCCTGGGGCTGGCCCGCCTACCGCGTGACCAACCGCAAGGAGCCCGCGGTGGCCCTGGTGGACGACCGCGCCGTCCGCTTCACCAGCTGGGCGCAGGCCCTCCAGGACGTCACCACCTGGTACCCGGTGCGCCGTGGGTGACCTGACCCCGGAGCAGCGCGCCGCCTGGCAGGCCCTCTGGGACCGGCACACGGAGGCCCGCACCCAGCACCCCCACGGCACCTGGGCTCAGCGGTGGCTGCCCGGGGTGTGCCAGCACCCGGAGGTCCGCTGCGTCCACGGGGACGAGATCATCCACCGCGGCTGGCGGCGCGTGGCCTGCCTGGTGTGCGGCCGCTCCCTGGACCGGGACCTGCCGCCGCTCTGCTGGTTCACCGGCACGCCGCACCCCAGCGGCCTGGCGGACGAGGACGACTGTGGCTGACCACGGCACGGTCCGCCCCCTCCGCGGCGTCCGCATGAGGGACGGGTCTGGTCGGCGCATGGCCGTGGTCTGGGCGCCGGAGGACACCGCGGAGCTGGCCCGCGCCCTGCAGGGCCACGGTGAGCCCGCCGCGGCCGTGGACTCCCCCGGGTGCGAGGCCGGCCACTGCGGTGACCCGGCCTGCCAGCTGGACTGCGGGGACCCCCGGTGACCGCGGCACCCACCGGCCCGTACTGCTGGGCGTGCTGGCACACCCACTCCCCGCGCGGCCGCTGCAGGCGCTGCCGCTGCGCCCACGCCCTGACCAAGAGCCCCGACGCTCAGAGGAGCACCCCGTGACCGCACCCGTGCGCGCCACCACCATGCGCGTCCACCGCTGGACCGGTGACCGGTGGGAGGACACCGGCCCGCTGCTGGGGGCGGCCACCGTCACCTTCACCCCGGCGTACCTGGAGGACGCCGCGGAGGACTACGTGGCCCGCCACCAGCTCCCCGCCTCCACCACCGTCACCGTGGCTTTCCACCCGTCCCGCCAGCTGCGCCGGCTGCTCATGGGCCCCCGCTGGGCGTGGGACCGGCACCGGCTGCGCACCACCACCCGCCGCAAGGCCCGGGGCCACCGGTGAGGGCCCCGTACCGGGTCCGCTGGGACCCGCGGTACCCCCTGGCCACGCTCCTCTGCCGCCTCCGTGACCACCGGCCGGCCTGGACCGGGACGCACTACTACTGCACCCGCTGCGGCTCCGCCGGACAGGAGCTGAACCCGTGACCGTGCGCCTGCTGGTCCAGTGCGAGGGCACCCGCGCGGACCGCCCCACCGTGTCCCTGGAGCGGTGCCGCGCCGCCCTGCCCACCACGGAGACCCTGCCCGCCGGCGCGCAGCACGCCGCCCGCCTGGCCGGCTGGACCCAGCACCACGGCCGGGACCTGTGCCCGGCCTGCAGCCGCTCCCGCGCAGAGCAGGACCCCACCCCGTGACCGCGGGCGCGGTCCTCCCCGGCCTGGCAGACCCAGCCTCCATGACCCTGGAGGAGCTGGAGGCGGAGGCGCGCGCCCTGTTCGCGATCAGTGACCGCGCCAACCGGGACCGCCCCCGGGACCGCTGGCGCACACCTGGAGCTCTCGCCCAGACGCTCAACCCCAAGGTGGTGCAGACCCCCGCCCTGGAGGCAATCGACGCCGCGCTGGTGGAGCTGCTGGACACCCCGGACGGCAAGCTCATCATCTCCATGCCCCCGCAGGAGGGGAAGTCCCAGCGCGCCTCCCGCGCCTTCCCCCTCTGGGCGCTGCTGCAGAACCCTGAGCTGCGCGTGGCCCTGGCCTCCTACGAGGACCGGGTGGCCCGCCGCTGGGGCCGCGTCATCCGGGACGACATCGGCCAGCACTCCGGGGAGCTGGGCCTGTCCGTCCGCCCGGACGTCTCCGCCCAGCATGAGTGGCAGCTGGCCGGCCATGAGGGCGGCATGTACACCACCGGCATCGGTGGCGCCCTGACCGGCCGCCCGGTGGACCTGCTGGTCATCGACGACCCGATCAAGGACCGCAAGCAGGCGGACTCCCTCACCTACCGGGAGGCGGTGTGGGACTGGTGGACGGACGTGGCCTCCACCCGTCTGGCCCCCGGCGCGCCCGTGGTGCTGATCCTCACCCGCTGGCATGAGGACGACCTGGCCGGCCGGCTGCTGGCGTCCGCGGAGGGCCCGCAGTGGCAGGTCCTCAACATCCCCGCGCAGGCGGACCACCGCCCGGAGCTGGGAGAGACGGACCCGCTGGGCCGGGAGCCCGGGGAGTACCTGGAGAGCGCCCGCGGCCGCACCACCGCCCAGTGGGAGGAGCGCAAGGCCCGGTCCGCGCACACCTGGACCGCCCTGTACCAGGGGCACCCGTCCCCCGCTGAGGGTGACCTGTTCAAGCGCGCCTCCTGGGCCCGCTACTCCGCGCCCCTGTGGGTGGAGCGCGCGGACGGCTCCCGCTGGGTGCCGCCCGCCCCCGGGGACCAGCTGGCCCAGTCCTGGGACATGGCGTTCAAGAGCCACGACCAGGCGGACTACGTGGTGGGCGGGGTCTGGCTGAAACGGGGCGTGGACCTGTACCTGCTGGACATGGTGCGCCGCCGCATGAGCTTCACCGACACCCTGGACGCGGTGCGCGCGCTCACCGCCCGGTGGCCGCAGGCGACGCTCAAGCTGGTGGAGGACAAGGCCAACGGCACGGCCGTCATGGACATGCTCCGCAAGAGCGTGGCCGGCCTGCACCCGGTGGAGCCGGAGGGCGGCAAGATCGCGCGGGCCAACGCCGCGGCGCCGCTGGTGGCCTCCAAGAACGTCCACCTGCCGGACCCGGAGCTGCTGCCCAACGTGGAGGAGCTGGTGGTGGAGGCCGCCGCCTTCCCCAACGGGGCGCACGACGACGCGGTGGACATGCTGACCCAGGCGGTGCTGCACCTGGTGGTGTCCCCCCTGGTGGGTCAGGCAGTGATCGGCTCAGCCACTGGGCTGCGCGTAGGTGGGGGCGGCGGCGGAGGAGTCCGCCGCCCAGGGATCGGACGATGACGGGGGACGCCATGAGCAAGGTCACGCAACTACGGGACGCGGCGCAGCAGGCACCACTGCGCCGGGACGCCGCCGCGGCTGAGGAGGCGGAGCACCGGGCCGGCACCTGGCAGGCCCTCCGCTTCGGGCTGTCCGTGCTGGCCCTGACCGCGCTGGCCTGCGCGCCCCCAGCGGTCTACGCCGCCTGGTCCGCCGCCTTCTGACCAGCCGGCACACAGCCGCCTCCTGGTCAACGTGGGCACCACCATCCCCGCTGGGGATGCGATCAAGCACACACCGTGTACACCGTGGGTGCAGTACCGGCGCTGTTCCGGTACTGCCCGCCCGTAGCAGAACGGACCCACCCCGTGCGTGACGTCACCAGCCTGCCGACCCTGCCCACCCTCACCGCGGTCACGCTGACCGCCAGCCCGGAGTGGACCCCGTACCCCGCCCCGCCGGGCACCGTCCCCGCCCCGCCGGAGCCGCCCGGCCCGCACCTGAGGGAGCGCGCCGCGGAGCACGCCCCGCACCCGGACTCCCCGGTGGGCCGGGCCGCCCACCGGGAGGACACCCGCCCGGAGGGGCACCTGCCGGTCCGCACCGCGGAGGGGGAGGTGGGGTACACCGCCCCACCGCTGCGCTACCTCACGGACGTGGAGCTGGCGGAGTGGACCCACGCCCTGCTGGCGGAGCACCAGCGCCGCACCGCCCGGCACCTGCGCGCGGTGCGGCGGTGAGCGTGGCCGGCGGCCAGGTGCCGCACGTCCCCATCCAGCCGGAGGTGGTCACCGGCCCGACCGCGGCGCTGGCCAGCATCCGGCGGGTGCCCACCCAGGACCTGACGGTGGAGGAGCGCCGCCGCGCCCTGGTCCGCTACCTGGCCGCGGACCCGGAGCGGGAGCAGTGGCTGCGGGATCACGTGGCCCTGCACCTGGAGCGCGCCGCCGCCGGCGTCCCGGCCGCGGACACCGGGCTGGAGGCCCGCGCCAGCCTGGTGGAGTGGGCTGCCGCGCACCGGGCGGGGGTGACCCCGCTGTGGTGAGCGAACCGGAGGACCTGCCCACCCCCGCGGACCTGGTGGACGGGGAGCCGGACACTGACCAGGGCTCCTCCGTGTTCCTGGCCGGCATGGGCCTCCTGGTGCTGGTGGCCCTGGTCCTGCTGGTGCACTGGCTGGTGACCCGGTGACCGCTCACCTGCCCCGCGTGCGCCGGCTGCGCTCCGGCACCTGGGCGCTGGTCCACCTCCGCGGCGTGGACTGGCCCGGCCTGTCCTACCGCACCGTGCGCGGCTGGGTCCGCGGCTCCCAGTGCCTGGCCCGCTGCGGGTCCATGCACACGTACGGGCCCGGCTGCCTGCTGGGCCCGCGCCGGTGAGGTGGCTGCGCCACGCCTGGGCCACCGTCCAGGCGTGGCGGCTGCACCGGCGGGCGCTGTGCGCCTGGTGCCGGGAGTACCTGGAGCTGGACGGCCAGGAGCCGGAGCTGACAGAGCTGGGGCAGCGGGTCCACGCCGGCTGCCTGGACGACGCGGACGACGAGGGGATGCACTGGTGAGCAGCCTGGCGGAGCTGATGGGCGGACCGGAGCGGCACACGCTGCTGGTCTGCGGGGACACCGGCCAGTGGTGGGAGCTGATCCACGGCCACCGGCGCCTGGTCGGCGGGGAGGCGGCGGCGCGGAAGCTGATGGACAGCTGGTCCGCGCCGCGGCCGCTGCCGGCCGCCCTGTACGAGAGCGCCCCGTACACGGTGGCCCGCATGGACTGCGCCACCCTGGAGGCGCTGCCCCTGCACACCGGGCCGCACCCGTGACCGGCTGGTGGTGGGTGGTGGGTGGCGGCGGCTGGGTGCTGGCCGCGCTGCTGGCGGCCCCGGTCATCGGCAGCGCGCCGCGGGTGGCGGACCGCGGCTCCACCCCGCGGTGCATGTGCCGGCACCGCGGGGACCAGCACCACACGCTGCCCGGCCGGGACGTGGCGCAGTGCCTGCTCTGTGACGGGCTGGCCTGCGTGGGCTTCCGGCAGGCCCCGCGCCGGCCGCACCTGCACTGGCACCGGGTGGTCCGGCGGGACCACGGCACCCAGTACCTGGCGTGCCGCTGCGGCTCCCGCCACGTGTACCGGCCGCGGGGCTCCGGCTACGTGCCGGTGCACGTGGACTGGCTGCGCGGCGGGGACTGGTCCACCGGCTCCCCGCACGTCCTGCCGGTGCAGACCCGGGAGCCCTCCGCCCCCCCGCGCGGCCCGGCTGGCACCAGCCGGCCACCGGGGATGCCGCGCCGCGGCCCGTCCGGGCCCTCCGGTCAGGCGCGCGCCCGGTGAGGTCCTGCGGGCGCGACGGCGCGCACCCCGTCCCGGACGGGCCCGGCGTCCGGTCCTGCGCGTGCGGCGTGCGCACCCTGGTCCCCGCCGGCCACACCACCCGGCTGACCGGAGGCGCCCTCCTCACCGTGGACCCCGGGCACGTGGGCACCCCGGTGGAGCTGCTGGCGGTGGAGCGGTAGTGGACACCGGCCTGCTGGACGTCCTGTGCGGGGGCGCCGCCGCCGCTGGGTCCAGCGTGGTGCTGCTGGCGGTGGGCCTGTACCGCCGGTGGGAGCGGCACCGGACACCGCCGGCCGTGCAGCCCACCACGTCTGTGCAGCCCTGCACAGACGCCCCGGCCTGGGGCACGTGGGCGGCCGCCCTGGAGCGGGTCCCGCCGGCGGTCCGGGCGGACTTCCTCCCCGCCTGGACCACCGGCGCCCGGCACGGCCACGCCCTGGGCGGCAACCTGGTCCAGTGGTGCACCAGCACCCACCCGGAGGAGCCCAGCAACTACGTGCCGCCGGAGCAGCTGCGGTACACCGCGCCGGCGCACGTGGTGGACGCCCGCACCAACCCGGAGGTGCCGTCCGCCGCGCTGCAGCAGCAGCTGGCGGAGGACCGCCGCGCCGCCTGGGGCAACGCCGGCCTGCTGCTCGTCCCAGACGCCGTGCACCCCCCGGCCGCCGGCCAGGACCACCTGCTGGACGCGCTCCGCGCCGCCCTCGCCCAGCCCGTGGACGACACCGGCAGCAGCTCCTGCCTGCTGCCGCCGGTGGTCCGCGCTCCCGTGCACCCACGCAACCGCTGGGCCCGCGCCTTCCAGCCCGCCCCGGAGCCAGAGCGGAAGTGACCTGGGACTCCGGCTGGCTCCTGGCCACCGGCGTGGTCTACCTGGGCCTGGGCCTCACCACCTGGCTGACCTTCTCCTGGCCGGACCGCCCCCTCTGGGCCACCGCGGTGCTGGTCCTCTGCACCCTGGTGTTCCTCACCGCCCTGGCGATCCTCGCGGGCTGGCTGTAACCGCACCCGTACTCTGTGCACGCGCCGGGGCCGGCTGAGGTCACCAGGTGGGGCCCCCACACGGGGGAGGCTGGCGGGCACCCGCCGCCCCGGCGCACCACAGACGGGCTCCTGGCCCGGTACGCCACCCGGGGACCGCATGGGGAAGATGCCCCCGCCGGCGGCCGGGTCAGGTCCCACCCTCACGCCGCTGGCCACGGGCCGGGCGCACTCCAGCGCCAGGAGCGCCCGTGCCCGCCTACTGCCTCCGCCTCTACGGCCACGGCCGCTCCGTCACCCCCGCGCCGCTCACCGTGCTGCTGGAGGACGACGGCTGCGGCGGGCACACCAACCTGCTGGACCTGCAGCTGCCCCTGCCCAGCCACACCACCGCCACCGTGGACACCGTGGCGCTGTGGCCCGCCGGCCACCCCGGGCCCGTGTGGGGCCTGGCCGCCTCCCCCGGGCTGGACCTGCACGACGCTGACGTACTGCGCGTCCCCGCCCGCGCGCTCCGCGTCCCCACCGCCTGAGCCCCGGTAGCCTGGCGCCTGCTGCTGCGCTGTGGGCCGGGCGTCCTGACGCAGAGGAGCCCCCCGTGACGCTGGTGTGGGTGCGGGCCAACACGAACACGGACCTGGCCGCGTACGGCTCCCGCTTCCAGGTGGACGACACCGCGCGGGTGGCCGCCCGCATGATCGACGTCGGGTACTGGACCGTCATCCCCGCCCCCGTGGTCCCGCCCCCGGACACGGTGAACAGCACCGGGGACGTGGACCACGCCCTGTCCGCCCTGCTGGCGGACCCGGACACGTACGCCTCCCAGGTCCTCCGCGCGCAGGGCGGGCTCACCGACGCCAGCCTGGCGCTGGTCCTGGGCCAGCCCACGTCCGCGGCCGCGGCCCGGGCGCTGGCCCGCGCGGAGCTGAGCCCGGAGGCAGCCCTGCTGGCCGCGGCCACCAGCCTCCCCACCCCCGGCGCGCTGGCCACCCGGGACGCCGCCGGCCGGCTCCGCGCCGCTGACCCGTCCGCGGCCGCGGACGTGGCCACCCAGGGCTGGGCGTACTCCAACCTGCTGTCCAACTCCAAGCGGGGCGCGGCCAGCGGTGTGGCCTCCCTGGACGCCACCACCAAGGTCCCGTACGCGCAGCTCCCCGTGGGCACCGCCGCCTCCACCGTGGCCGCCGGCAACGACTCCCGGATCACCGGCGCCCAGCAGACCACCGCCAAGGGCACGGCCGGCGGCTACGCCTCCCTGGACTCCTCCGGCAAGATCCCCCAGGCGCAGCTCCCGGCCGTGGCCCTCACGGAGTTCCTGGGCGCCGTCGCCTCCCAGACCGCCATGCTGGCGCTCACCGGGCAGCGCGGTGACTGGGCCACCCGCACGGACCTGGGCACGGACTGGCAGCTCATCGCGGACGACCCCACCGCCCTGGCGTCCTGGCGACAGATGACGTACCCGGCGTCTCCGGTCTCCACCGTGGCCGGCCGCACCGGCGCGGTCACCCTGTCCTCCGCGGACCTGACCGACTCCACGGCCACCGGCCGGTCCGTGGTCACCGCCGCCACCGCCGCAGCCGCCCGCACCGCCCTGGGCGCCGGCACCTCCAGCCTGGTCATCGGCACCACCGCCGGCACCGCCGCGGACGGCGCCGACTCCCGGATCACCGGCGCGCAGCAGACGTCCGGCAAGGGCGTGGCCGGCGGCTACGCGGGACTGGACGCCAACGGCCTGGTGCCCACCACGCAGCTCCCCGCCTCCGCCCAGTCCGCCGCCGTGGCCCCCGCCGCGGTCACCTGGGCCAACACCGCCCAGTACACGGACTGGGACCCCGCCAACTTCGGGCGGGTCAAGTACGGCAAGACCGCGGAGGGCCGCATCTACGTGCAGGGCCTGATGAAGTGCGTGGCCACCACCGCCTTCGGCGTCACCCTGTTCACCCTCCCCGCCGGCTTCCGCCCCACCGTCACGCACCTGTCCTTCCAGGCCGCCTCCACCGGGCTGCGCTTCGACGTCCAGACCACCGGCGCCGTCACCTTCCAGGGCGGCACCATGAGCGCCGGCAGCTTCGTGGAGATCAACATCCAGTTCCACCCGTCCAACGGCTGACCGGCGCCTCCCCGCAGCAGCAGCGCCCCGCCGGTAGCCTGGCGGGGACGCTGCTGCGCTGAGGGCCGGGCGGAGACCACCCCCTGGGAGTCCCCCGCCGTGGCTGAGCTGATCTGGGCGCGCTGGAACGTCCCCGTGCTGGGCCGCCCGCGGCTGGCCGAGGAGCAGGTGGAGCGCACCCCCCTGATCGCGTCCATGCTGGCCGTGGGCTACCTCTCCGAGATTCCCGCCCCGCCCGCGGACCCGGTACCGGATGACCTGGTGACCACGCCCGCGGACGTGGTGTCCGCGGTCAACACCGCGCTGGCGGACCCCCAGTCCGGGCTCTCCCAGACCGTCAACCAGCGCGCCACCAGCGTGGCCACCAGCGTGGCCGGCGCGGCAGCGAACGCGGCCGCGGAGCAGGCCGCCGCCGGCGCCGCAGCCCAGGCCGGCGCCGCCGCGCAGGCCGCCGTGCAGCCGCAGCTCACCGCGCTGGACGCGGCCAAGAGCTCCAAGACCCTGACGAAGCTGCGCCGCTGGTACGCCGGGCTGGGCGGCCGGGAGGCGCTGCCCGCGGAGCTGCTGATGCTGGGGGACTCCATCACGGAGGGCGTGGGCGCCTCCGTCCTCCCCCGCCGCGCGCAGAACCTGCTGCAGCGGTCCCTGCGGGCCGCCCTGGGCTACACCGGCGCGGAGTGGCCGTACATACCCGCCCACTGGGGCGCGGACTGGTACGCGCAGCGCCCCTCCGTGTGCGCCGGCACCTGGACCCCCGCCGACCAGTACGGGCTGGGCAAGCGGGCGGTGTCCCTCCCGGACGCCACCGGTTCCGTCACCTTCACCTTCACCGGCACCTCCTGCCGGCTGATCTACACCCGCAGCACCGGCGGCGGCATCGTCCGCATCGTCATCGACGGCGGAGCGGCCACCCTGGTGGACTCCTACCAGTCCGGCACCACGCCCTCCCCCGCGTCCTGGTCCTCCCCCGCCCTGGCCCGCGGCGTGCACACCGTGGTGGTCACCCGGGACGCCACCTCCACCACCGGTGAGGTGGTCACCGCGGAGGGCCTGGTCACCTACGACGGAGACGAGGCCCGCGGCATCCGGGTGGTGGACGGGGCGCACTCCGGGTCCTGGGCGTCCCAGTTCGCGCCGGAGACGGAGTGGGCGGACGGCGCCCGCCTGGTGGCCACCGGCCAGGCCGGCGGCTACGCCGGCGCCCTGCTGGTCTGGGGCACCAACGACTTCGGGGGCGGCCGCACCGCCGCCCAGTTCAAGGCGGACAACCTCACGATCATCGCCACCCTGCGGGCCCGCGGCTTCACCGGCTCCATCGTCCTGGTGCTGCTGTGGCTGTCCTACGGCCGGGACGACACCGCGTGGACCGCCTACGGCCAGGTGCTCCAGGACATCGCCGCCGCGGACCAGGACGTCCTGTTCTTCAGCATGAGGGACTACATGCCGGACCCCACGTCCACGGACAGCACCTCCGTGCTGGGGCTGCACGGTGACGGCATCCACCCCACGGACCGCGGCATGGGGTACATGGCGGACGTCTACACCCAGCTGCTCCTCCCGCGGGCCGGCTGATGGGCGCGGCGTGGGGCGGCGGACAGCCACGGGGGGAGCTGCCCGCCGCCGGCTCACCGTACAGCCACAGTGCACAGCAGGCGCTCCCAGGTGGTGCGTGGGGCGGTAGTTGGGTAACGGCGCGTCGGGCGGTAGTCAAGCGGACACGCCTGGTTACGGTCCGCGCCGTGCTCACCGCCGTCGTCGCCACCCTGGCCGGTCTCCTGGCCACTGCCCGCCTCACCCGCCTGGTCTCCGCGGACCGCGTGATGCTGCCGTTCCGGCGCGCCGTGGCCCGCCGCTGGGGGCCCTCCTCCGCCGTGGCCTACCTGGTCAACTGCCGGTGGTGCGTGTCCATGTACCTGTCCGTCCCGGTGGCCGCCGCCGTGGTCTGGCTGGTCCCCGCCTACCGCCTGGCCTGGTGGCTGCCCACCCTGGTCCTGGGCGCTCTCCTGGCCCTGGCCTACAGCCACGGCACCGCACTGCTGGCCGGCCTGGAGGACGAGGACTGAGCATGGCTGGACGCCGCGGCCGCCGTGCCGTCAACCCGGAGCCGGGCTCCCTGGCCCCCAACGCGCTGGTCGCGTCCGCCGCCCGGCTGGACCTGACCAAGCGGCCGCGCACCAACCTGCAGCAGGACTGGCAGCAGGAGGCGTGGGGCTTCTACGACTCCTGCGGGGAGCTGCGGCAGGCCGCGCAGTGGATGGGCAACAGCCTGTCCCGCGCCTCCATCTACGCCGCGGACGTCCAGGAGGACGGCACCCCCTCCGCCACGCCCACGGAGAACGCCGCGGCGCTGTCCGCCGCGCACAACCTCCTGGGCGGCCCGTCCAGCCAGTCCCAGATCCTCTCCCAGATCGGCGTGCACCTCACCATCGCCGGTGACTGCTACGTCATCGGGGAGACCCCGCTGGACGCCGCAGGAGACCCGCTCCCGGACGACGACTGGTACGTGGCGTCCACGGACGAGCTGTTCTACCAGTCCGGCTGGTGGATCGACCGGGGCAACGGCAAGCGGCCGCTGGACCCGGAGCGCACCGTCATCATCCGCGTCTGGCAGTCCCACCCCAAGAAGAAGTGGCAGGCGGACTCCCCCGTCCGCGCGGTCCTCCCCGTCCTCCGGGAGCTGCAGACCCTGGTCAAGGTCGCCGGGCAGCAGATGGACTCCCGGCTGGCCGGCGCCGGCCTGCTCATCCTGCCGATGGAGGTGCAGTTCCCCGCCCCCTCCCAGGAGGCGCTGGACGCCAACCCGGGCGCGGACCCGCTCATGCTGTCCCTGGCGGAGAACACCCTCACCCCGCTGGAGGACCCGGGCGACTCCAGCCGGCTGGTCCCGATGGTCCTGCGGGTCCCCGGTGAGCTGGTGGAGAAGGTCCAGCACCTGTCCTTCGCCTCCCAGCTGCAGAAGGAGAACCAGGACGCGCGGGAGGCGTGCATCCGGCGCCTGGCCCTGGGCCTGGACATGCCCCCGGAGGAGCTGCTGGGCAAGGGGGACGTCAACCACTGGGGCTCCTGGCAGATCGCGGAGTCCGGGGTCAAGCTGCACGTGGCCCCCAAGCTCACCACGGTGGTCTCCGCGATCAACGAGGCGTACTACGAGCCGGCGCTGGAGGCCCTGGGCCTGGCCTCCTACGCCTTCACCCTCTGGTACGACGTCTCTGAGCTGACCCAGCGCCCGGACCGGTCCGCGGACGCCACCACCCTGTACAACGCCGGGGAGCTGTCCGCGGCCGCGCTGCGCACCGCAATGGGCTTCGGGGACTCCGACGCCCCCAGCCACGCGGAGCGGGTCACGCACCTGCTGGAGGCCGCCGTCCGGCTGGCCCCCGCCACCGCCCCCGCGCTGCTGCCCTCCCTCATGCACCTGTGGGCCGGCGGCACGGTGGAGACCATGCCGCTGCCCTCCGCGGCCGCCATAGGCGGGGCAGCCCCCGCCGCCGCGGACACCGGAGAGCCCGGGGCGTCCGCGGACGAGACCCGCGGGACGCCCGCCACCCAGCCGGGCGCCAGCTCCGGCGCACCCGCGCAGGAGGCAGCGTGACCACCCCCGCCCCGCAGCCGCAGGCGGTCTCAGAGGAGATCGTCTGCGCGCACCTGCTCACCCAGCGCGCGCTGGAGCTGGCCGGCAAGCGGCTGCTGACCCGGGCGGTGCGCGGCACCTACACCGGGGACCTGCGGCAGCTCCACCAGCACGTGCCGGTGGACGCCAGCCAGCTGCCCCGGCTGCTGGCCGGCGCCTTCGACTGGATGGACGACCCGTCCCTGGCCGGCATGGTCCAGCTGGACCCGGTGCGCTTCCGCCGGGAGCTGGAGTCCTACGTGGGCGGGCTCCTCACCTCCGGCACCGCCCACGACGTCCGGTACCTCACCGCCGTGGTGACCCGCGCCCGCCGGAGCGCGGCGTGACCCGCGGCCGGACCCGCGGCCCCGTGGGCGCGCACCTGCTCACCTACGCCACGGAGGACCCGCCCGCGGAGAGCGGGGACTGGCCGGAGCCCGGAGACCCGCACCTGGAGCGCCGGCGGGAGGCCGCCGCCCGCCTGGACGCCTACGAGGCGCAGGTGCTGGCCGCCGCCCGCTCCGCCCTGCAGCAGTGGACCGGGCTGGTGGCCACCGCCGTGCTGCGGTCCACCGTCACCGCCGCCGCTGGTGACGGGCTGCCCCCGGACCCCGGCGTCATCCCCCCGCTGTCCACCGCGTGGGACCGCATCGTGGGCTCCACCATCGTCCAGACCCTGCAGGACCTGCTGGGTGAGGTGTTCGCCGCGCTCCTGGGTGAGGACCGGGTGCTGTCCGCTCGCCCCTGGCAGGAGGAGTACCTGGCCACCGTCGCCAATCGCCTGTCCGGCGTCCCGGACGACACCTTCACCGTGGTGCGCGCGGAGGTCCAGGACGGCATCGACCTGGGGGAGTCCATCCCCAAGATCAGGGACCGGGTGGAGACGGTGCTGGCCGCCCAGGGGGAGACCACCTGGGAGAACCGGGCGCAGACCATCGCCCGCACGGAGACCATCGGCGCGTACAACGGCGGGCACCTGGCCGCGTGGCAGGCGCGGGACGAGCTGACCGGGGCCACCACGGAGAAGGTGTGGCTCTGCACCATCGACACCCGCACCCGGGACTCCCACTTCCGCGCGGACGGCCAGCGGGTCCGCATGGACCGCCCCTTCCGCGTGGGCAGCGCGCTGCTCATGCACCCCGGGGACCCCACCGGCCCGGCCGGGGAGGTCATCAACTGCCGGTGCACCATGCTGGACCTGGAGGCGGACGAGGAGACCCCGGACACCTCCCACCGGCAGCTGCGTGACCCCGCGGACGTCCAGGGAGAGATCGACCGCCGCGCGGACCAGGACCCCCCGGTGGTCCGCGCCTACGACGAGCCGGACCCCGCGTCCGTCACTGCCACCCCTGCTGCTGCAGGGCAGACTGTCACCGCTGCTGGCTCCGGGCCGGGCGTCACCGCCGCACCCGAAGGACGCACGCCCATGCCGCGCACCTGGCGCTCTGACCCGTTCCTGGCCCCCTTCGGGGAGGCCACCGGGGACGGCCGCATCTTCAAGGTCGGGTCCCTCACCTCCCGGGACCTGCCGCTGCCGCTCCTGTACCAGGAGTCCTCCGCGATGGGCCACGACGGCAGCATCGTGGTGGGCCGCATCCTGGAGGTGGACTTCACCGACCAGGGCATCGTGGCCTCCGGGGACTACCTGGACGCCCCGGAGGTCAAGGACGCCGTGGGCAAGGCGCTGGCGCTGGTGGAGGCCGGCCTGGGCTCCGTGTCCGTGGACCTGGCCAGCGTGGTGGCAGAGATGGTGGACGAGGACGGCAACGCCGTCACGATGGAGGACATCTTCGACGCCTGGGACCGCGGGGAGGAGCCCGTGGTGCTGGAGCAGGTGGCGGAGGGCCAGCTGATCGCCTGCACCCAGGTGGCCACGCCGGCGTTCGCCAAGGCCCGCATCGTCCTGGACCCCGTGGCCGCTCCCGCGGACGGGGAGGCCAGCCTGTCCCTGCAGGACTCCGCCGGCACCTCCATCGTCGTCGGGGACACCGTGGACGTGGACATGGGTGCGGACGGCACCGTGTCCGGTGAGGTCACCGCGGTGGACGAGACCGCGGAGACCGTCACGGTGCAGCCGCTGGACGCGGACAGCCAGCCCGCCGGTGACCCGGTGGTGGTGGCCCCGTCCGCGTGCACCGTCACCAGCTCCGCCAGCACGGAGGAGGACGCGGCCACCGCCGTGGTCGCCGCCGCTGCCGCCGCTGCCGCGGAGGCGCTGGTGGCCGGCCCCGGGGTGCTCCGCCCGCCGGCCGCCTGGTTCGCGGACCCCAAGCTCCCCGGGCCCACGCCGTGCACGATCACCGACGACGGCCGGGTCTACGGCCACGTGGCCGTGTGGGGCACCTGCCACGTGGGCTTCTCCAACACCTGCGTGACCCCGCCGGAGTCCCCCAGCAAGTACGCCTACTTCCACACCGGTGAGGTGGTCACGGAGGACGGCTCCCGGGTGGCGGTGGGCAACCTGACGCTGGGCGGCCGGCACGCGGACGTGCGCCTGGCCTACCGCTCCGCCGTGGAGCACTACGACGTGCAGGGCGCGGGCACCGCGGTGGTCCGCCTGTACGAGGACGAGTACGGCATCGCGATGGCCGGCGCGCTCACCCCGGGCGTGACGGAGGAGCAGCTGTACGACCTGCGGCGCTCCCCCGTCTCCGGGGACTGGCGGCGCGTGGGCGGTGAGCTGGAGCTGATCGGCGTCCTGTCCGTCAACGCCCCCGGCTTCCCCACCCCCCGGTTCGCCACGGACGAGTCCGGGCGCACCGCGCTCACCGCCGCGCCGTCCGTGCGGCCCGCGGAGGCCCCGGTCCGGCGCCGGCCGGCCGGGCTGTCCCAGCAGGAGCTGACCCGCCGCATCACGGAGAAGGTCCGGGCGGAGCTGCGCACGGAGGTCCGCACGGAGCTGCGCGCGGAGCGGGAGCAGCAGGCCCGCCGGGAGCGGCTGCAGCGGGTGGCCGCGTCCATCAAGCGGGACCCGCGGTCCCGGGTCCAGCAGCTGGCCGCGCAGGTCCGCCGGTGAGCGCCGGCCAGCGGCCCAGCATCTGCCGCACCGTGGTGTACCGGTCCCGGACGGGGAACTACTCCGTGCCCGCGATCATCACCGCCACGCAGGACTCCCTGTACCGGCCGGGGGTGGACGCCGGGTACGTGGCGGACCTGTCCTCCCCCACCCACGTGCACCTGCAGGTGTTCACCCCGGGCGTGCCGGGGAAGCGGCAGGACGCGGACAACTTCCTGGTGGAGTCCCCGCACGGGCGGGCGGAGAACGTCAACGGCTCGTACCCGGAGTACGACGTCCCGCAGGACCACCCGGAGGACCGCATCGACCACCAGCAGCTGCCGGGGACCTGGGCGTTCCCGGCCCGGGTCTGACGTGGCCGGCCAGACCCAGGTGGGGGACGTGGTGCGCTACGTCCCCCTGGACGGCACCGCGCCGGTGGACGCGCTGGTGCTGGAGCTCTCGGAGGGCGCCGCGGCGCTCTCCGTGCCGGAGGAGGGCGGCCGCCAGCGGGTGGAGGCCGCGTACAGCGCAGACGGGGTGCCCGGCAGCTGGCTGCCGGGCCCGGACAGGAGGACCTGACATGGCGGGATGCAACTGCGGTGGCGGCGGGACGGCCAAGCGGTACCAGCTGCAGGACGGCGGCGGGGCGGTGAAGGGCACGTACCTGACCCGCACGGAGGCGGTGGCGGCGCTGTCCGTGTCCCCCTCCGGGTACCGGGTGGTCACCGTCGGCTGACCGCCCGCTCCACCAGCACCGGGAGAGCCCGGGCCCACTACTCCGGGGCCCGGGCTCTCCCCCGTCCGGGTGATCCTCCGGCGTCGGGTCAAGCTCCGGGCAGTAGCTGCCGTACATAGGAGCATGGACGCCACCTCCACCTCAGCTGCTCCCGGGGTCACCGCGGACCTGATCCACCGCGTGCTGGAGCACCCCGCCTCCGTCATCGTCTGGCTGACCGCCGTGGACCTGCTGGACGTGGCGGAGTCCGGCCTGACCGCCGCGCAGGCGGAGGCCCCCGGCATCGTCCCCGTGGTCTGGGCGGACGGCGCGCAGTCCCTGCTGGCGCAGGCCCAGGGCTCCCACGCCGCGGCCGCCCGCCTGGCCACCGCCCAGCTGGCTGACCTGCACGCCCGGGGCCTGCTGTGACCGCCACCCTGCCGGACTGGATGACCCAGACGGGCCCGGTGGACTTCTACGACCCGGAGCACCCGCTGGTGCAGGAGCTGCTGGCCGCGGACGGCATCGTGGTGGACGCCAACGGCGCGCACCACGGCCGCGGCGGACGGTTCGTGCCCAAGGAGCTGGAGTACGCGCACCTGCAGCCGGCCGCGCGGGAGGACGCTCTGCCCGCCGGCTGGACCCTGGACCCGAAGTGCCCGGCCCGGGTGCTGCTGCCCGCGCCCATGTGCCCGCACGGCCACTACGCGCGCTGGGCGGAGCGCAACTGCAGGGGCTGCACGCCCTCCGCGGCCGCGCCCGCCGGTGACGCGCTGCCCTGCACCGGCAGCAAGGCCAACGGCGGCGCGTGCGGCCGCTCCACCACCTACCGGTTCCGCGGCCGGCCGGCGTGCCACGACCACGGCGGGACGCGCCCGGCCTGACCACTGGCCCCGCCGTACACTCCTGGTGTACGGTCCTCTCACCCACCCACCGCACCACCCGGCTGAGGAGCCCCACATGTCCGCTGAGCTGCACCTGGTCCACACCGCCACCCAAGCTCTGGAGGGTGAGCTGCTGCCCGCCGCCGGCGCGCCGGCGTCCCTGCTGTCCCGGGAGGACGCGCAGGAGCTGACCGTGAGCATCCGGCGCAACCTGCGCGGCGCGCTGGAGGGCCTGGCCACCGCCCGGGAGCAGCGCGCCTGGGCGGCGCTGGGCTACCCCACCTGGCACGACTACTGCGAGCAGGAGTTCGGCTCCCTGGCGGAGCTGGCCCTGCCGGTGCAGGAGCGCGTGGCCCTGGTGGTGTCCATGTCCACCGCCCAGCCGCCCATGCCCACCCGCACCATCGCGGAGCGCCTGGGCGTCTCCGCCTCCACCGTGTCCACCGACCGCCGCACCGCCCGCGCCGCCGGCGTGGAGCTGCCGGACAAGGTGACCGGCCGGGACGGCGTGGAGCGCCCCTCCACCTCCACCCGCCGGCTGCAGCCCGCCCCGGAGCCGGAGCCGGAGCCCGCGCACTTCACGGACCGGCTGGTGGCCCTGGTCTCCCAGCTGGGCCCGGTGTCCGCGGCGCGCCTGGAGGACGAGACCGGCCGGCGGCACGGTGCGGTCTCCGCGGCGCTGCACCGCCTGTCCGTCCCGGGCGGCCGCCTGGTCTACACCCGCCCGGCCAAGCGCGGCCAGACCGGCACGTACACCGTGGCGCGGACGGAGTGACCGCACACCGTCCGGTGTGGCTGTACTGCGATGCCGGGGAGGACGCAGGGGAGGACTGCGAGCCCAGCGGCGACGGCTCTCTGCAGGGGCAGTCCTCCGTGAAAGCCGCGCGGCGAGACGCCCGGGAGCAGTACGGCTGGCACGTCACGCGCGGCCCGAATGGGAACACCCGGGACGTCTGCCCGGACTGCTGGGCGGCGGGACGGCGGTAGCCTGAGCGCCTGTCCGTGGTGGTGTCTGGCATCCACTCACGCCGGTGGGCAGACGGCCGCCACGCGGCTGCGTGGTGCATGGGCCCGGGAGAGCTGCGTACGCGGCACCCGGGCCCTGTGCGTGTGGTGCTGGGCAGCAGGTGGGGAGTCGCACCCCAGGGAGTGTCGGGCTTGCGCCCTCACCGGCCCGGCGTCCAGGTCCCCTGGACCCGTCCACCGTCCGCGGCCCCGCAGCTCTCAGCCTGGTGCCTCGCGGTCCAGGTGCCGTCTCGCTGCTGCCCAGCGCCGGGAGCCTACCTGCGGTGGGGCCTCTCCCCTCCACCAACTCTGGGACGTCCACCACCGGCCGTCCAGGGTCCGCTGCGCCGCTCCGCGCCCTGGACAGCCGCCGCTGGCCGCTCCCTGCGCTGGTTACGGGGAGCTGCCCTGAGGGTGGTCTGGCCTCTGACCTGCACAGACAGGATGACAGCGCGGCCCCCGTGCCGTACACTAGAGGTGTACAGCCCCCCGCCCCCACCGGAGGAGCCCACCGTGTCCCACCCCGTCTACCCGGGCGGCCAGCCCTCCACCTGGGCGCAGCACCTGCTGGACGCCGGCAACCCGGACGTCCCGGAGTACGGCTCCCCGGCGTGGCACGCCCTGCCCGCGGACTCCCCCGCCCGGGTGGCTGCCTGCGTGCGCGCCGCTGAGGCGTGGCGGGTCTACACGGACCCGGAGGAGACCGCGCGCCGGCTGGCCGCGGAGGTGGCGGAGCTGCGGTACGAGCGGGAGTGCTGGGAGGCGCAGGTGGCGGACGAGGAGTGGCAGGCGGTCCGGGACCGCGCGGCCCGCTCCGGCCCGTCGCTGCGCTCCCTGCGCATCCAGCGCGGAGACTTCGTGGGAGCTGTCCGGGCGCTGGACCAGGAGGAGCGGGTGGCTGCGCTGCCGTTCTCAGAGGGCCTGCCCTACCCCGCCGTGACCGGGGAGGGTGAGGGCCCGCTGCCCGGGCTCCCCTCCACCGCCGCCATGATCCGGCGGGTGTCCTGAGCCCTGGCGGCCGGGAGGTGAGGCGCGGACCCTCCCGGCCGCCGGGTACCACCGGACACGCCGGCGCGCCGCACGTACTCCCGCACCGTGCACTGGGGGTGTACGGTCCTACGTGTCCGGCAGGGAGCCGGGCGCACACCAGCTGAGGAGCTGACCATGTACACCACCCCCGCTCAGGCCCGCGCCAACCTGGCCCAGCAGGAGGCCCGCGTGGCGGACGCGGAGCTGACCCTGGAGCACCGCGCGCAGCGCGTGGAGGCCCTGCGCCACATGCTCCAGCTGGCGGAGCAGTCCCACGCCGTGGCCGCGGAGAACCTGGAGGCGCAGCGCAGCTGGCTCCCGGACTACCGGGCCAGCGTGGAGGCCGCGGACGCCCTGGCCGCCGGGGGCCTCTGACCCCCACGGTGCCGCCTGCGTGACACAGGCGGGTGCCGCGGGAGCCAGACGCTGCCGATACCAGCACTACCCGCACCACCTACCAGCTGAGGAGCTGACCCCCCATGTCTCTGCGTGTCCGCCGCGCCCTGCTCCTGCCCCTGCTGCTCCTGGCCCTGGCCCTGGGCGTCACCGCCGGCCCCGCGCTGCTGGGCTCCGCCGCCCCGGCCGGCCTCTCCGCCACCGCCCAGGCCGCGCCCGTCCTGGACTCCCCGGACGTCCAGTCCTGCCCCACCGGGCAGCACCTCACCGGCGCCCACTGCTTCCCCGACCGCCCGCGGCACATCGACACCAGCAGCGGCGTGGCCCGCACCCTGGCCGCGCTGGGCGCCGTCCTGCTGGCCGTGGCCTCCCTGGGCAGCTTCCTGGTCTTCTGACCCCCACGGTGCCGCCCGGGCGTGAGAGGTCCGGGCGGCGCCGCGGAGGCCAGCAGGCCCCCGGCGTGTCCGTGCACGGGTGGTGGACACCCAGTCATGTACACTCCCCATGTACACAGCACCACCCACCAGCTGAGGAGCTGCACACCATGTCCGCACACCGCATGTCCCGCCACACCTCCGTCTCCGGCGTCACCGCCGCCTCCCTCATCGCGGCCCACGCCGCGCCCCGGCCGGCCACCACGCACGCGGCGCCCACCCAGGACACCGTGGTGCTGGGCCCCTTCCTCTCCGCCGCCCTGTCCCCCGTCCCGGCACGCTGACCCCGTGACCACAGAGGACCGCGCCGCCTTCCTGGCGGCCGTGGACGCCCGGGCGGCCGCCCTGCTGGACGCGGCCGCCTGGCGCGGGCCGGAGTACGTGTCCGCCGCGGAGTACAACGCCGCCGCCCTGCGCTCCAACGCGCTGGAGCTGGCGGACCAGGTGGACCGGCACAACGCCTCCAGCCCCGTCCGGCCCGTCACCTACACGGACGCCGTGGTGATCGACGGAGACGGGTGCCTAGTGGTCACGGACGCGGACCTGTACCGCCGCCACCGCGTGTGGCTGGAGGCGCAGGCCGGGGACTGCGTGGTCACCCTGACCGCGCAGCAGCTGCTCACAGAGGAGGACGCCCGTGCCTGAGACCGCACCGGACCGGTGGGTGACCGTGCCGCGCACGGACCACCTCCAGGTGTCCGAGCACCGGCACCTAGTCCGCGCCGGGGCGGCCACCTCCGCCTGCGGCACCACCGCCCTGCCCGCGGGCACCTGGCGGCCGGACACCAGCAAGCCGCGGTGCCCGCAGTGCCTGGCCGCCCGCGGAGAGCAGCACGTGCTGCACCTGGGGCGCACGCAGCTGGGCCAGACCCCGCTGGCGCACATCAACGGCGCGGCCGGCATGAAGTACGGCACCACCGGCCGCTGCAGCTGCAGTAGCTGGACCCACCGGGTGAACGTGGCCCCCAGCAGCGGCGGACGCCGCGCGGTGGAGCAGGCCCACGCCCAGCACGTCACAGAGGAGACCGCACGATGACCGCACGCCCCGTCCCCGCCCCGCCGGAGGGCCTGGTCACCCTGGACAGCGGGTACGGGCTGGAGGGGGAGGCCACCCGCCGGGACACCGTGCGGCAGTTCCGCGTCTGGGCGGAGGGGGACTGGCGGGTGGTGACCTACGTGGGCAAGCGGTTCCGCCGCTCCCTGGAGGTCTCGTACCTGGTGGGCACGGAGGACCTGCCCCGCAACCAGCGCGGCCAGCGCGTGTCCCCGGAGCGGGTGGCCGTGCCGCCGGACGCGCTGGCCTTCCGGTCCATCACGGTCCAGCGGCAGCGCGCGGAGGAGCGCCAGGCAGCCAGGCCGGCACCCCGGGCTCCGCGTCCGCCGGACGCCGGCCTCCTGCGCATCCGGGCGTCCGCCCAGCGGGAGCTGGCCGCGGACTACCGGCGCATGGCGGAGGAGGCGGACCAGCGGGCCGCGGAGCTGGACCAGCAGGCGGAGGAGACGGAGCAGCCGTGAGCATCCAGAAGCGGGCCGCTGACCTGCAGCCCGGTGACGTCATCGTGGGCCTGCCCGCCGGCCCCATGACGGTGCGCCTGGTGAGCCCGTCCAGGCGCGGGGGGCAGGTCATCGGCGTGCGCATCGCCTGCCACGGCTTCGCGCCGATCACTGGCACGCCCGTGGACAAGCTGTACGACGTGGAGGAGCAGCCGGGGGGCGCACGGTGACCCTGGAGCACCTGACCGACCGGCAGCGCCTGGCGCTCACCCTGCCCATGTCCCGCGCGGACATGGGCCGCTCCGCGCTGGAGCCGCTGCGCCGCACCCGGGACCTGCGCCACGGGCTCCTGACCACCATCCTGGCCGTGGACCGTTAGGGCCGCCTCAACAACGGCGCGCCGGTCTGGCACGTCTCAGCATCCCTCCAGCGGTCCGGGCGGTTCCTGACCCTGACCCGCCCACTGGAGGTGGCCGCGGTCCGGCTCCTGGCCGGCGTGGGCGGTGAGCGGGAGTGGTGGGTGTTCACGGAGGGCCGGGTGGGTCACCTGCGGGTGGCGCTGACCCCGGAGGAGGTGGACGCGCTCCCGGAGGGCGGGCCGCCGGTGCACGACGCTGGGGAGACCGGGCCGGAGCGGGCGCGTACCCGGCTCTGACCTGCTGCCGCCTGTGGACAGCTGCTCCGCGCCTGCCCACAGTTGCCCCCGGGCAGATGCGTCACGGCAGGTAGGCCACGGCGCGCCGTACACCCCCCGTGCACGTAGGGCCCCGGCTGGCGTACACTCTCCATGTACGCACCGCACCCCAGCTGAGGAGCTGACATGGACACCACTGGCCAGACGGACACCGCCGCCGGCACGGACTACACCCTCACGGACGCCGGCACGGTGACCCTGCGGGGCACGGAGTACCGGGTGGAGGTCCAGTCCTACACCACCACCGGCGGGGAGACCGTCTGGCTGCACGGGCCCCGCGATGCCGTCTACTTCCTGCGCGCCTACCAGGAGCGCGGCGGGGACACCGGCCTGCGCCAGGTCATCAGCTGGAAGTCCGGCGCGGAGCTGCGCCGCCAGGGCAACGAGGTGCGCGTCACCTACGTGGCCGGCGTGCTGGAGGAGTACGTGCCCGGCCGGCGCTGAGCACCACCGCGGGGGCCCCAGCCGGGGCCCCCGCACCCATCTACGGAGGGCCCAAGATGACCAGCACGGAGAGCAGGGTGGAGCCCCGGTGGCTGCCCTGGCAGGTGGAGCAGGCGGCCGCGCAGCGCGGCGGGCGGCTGGTCCCGTCCCTGGAGGACTCCTGGGGGGTCTGGGACATGCACACCCAGGAGTGGGTGGCGGTGGACCTGGACACGGAGCGGGACGCCCGGGACGCGCTCCTGGTGGCGGACTCCCTGCACCCCTGGGAGCTGGAGGTGCGCCAGGCCACGGAGGAGGGCGCGGACGACTACGAGCCGGCGTGGGACGACGACGAGGAGGAGGACTAGGTGGCGCGGCACGTGGGTGGAGACGTCCGCTGCCCGGACTGCCCGGGCACGGTGGGCACCGTCAGGGCGCGCAGGGGGCACGTGATCCGGCGGCACCCGGACCCGGAGCTGCCCCGCGTCTCCTGCGCCGGCTCCGGCAAGCTGGTGCGCGCGTGAGCGCCCGGGAGCGCGTGGAGCAGCTGGAGCGGGACGCCCGGCTGCGGTACCACGCGGACCCGCTGTTCCACGCCCGTGCGCACCTGGCGGCCACCGTCTCCCTGTACCACCGGGAGCACGTGACGCAGGAGGACCTGGAGCAGGCGCGCCGCACCGCCGCCCTGGCGCTGCTGCTGGCGGACATGAGCGCGGAGGAGCTGGGAAGCCCGGACCAGGACTCGGACACGCTGCGCCAGCTCATGGCCGGCCCCACCGGGGAGGTGACCTGGCGGGACGTCATGCGCCTGCTGGGCCTGGACCCGCAGCAGCGGCCGCAGCCGCAGCCCCGTGACCCGATGGACGGGGACGGCATCGTGCGGCTGGACGCGGACGGGGAGTGGGTGCGCGCCACCTACCGGGTGCCCGCGCACATCGGCAGCCGCGTCCGCTTCGACGGCCAGCCCGGCACCGTGGTGGGCTTCTCCGGCCCGCACCTGGTCCTCCAGCTGGACGGCCAGCCCGGGGAGCACCCCGTGCACCCCACCTGGCACATGGACTACGACCAGCCCGCGGAGCCCCGGTGAGCCGCGCGGACGGCAGGCAGCTGCAGCGCCTGGTCCTGGCCTTCGCGCGGCACGGCATCACGGAGCGCGCGGACCGGCTCCGCCTGTGCTCCCAGCACGCCGGCCGCCGCCTGGACACCGGCAACCAGCTGACCGCGCAGGAGGCCGCGGAGCTGGAGCACCGCCTGACCGGGCTGCCGGTCAACGGCGCGCTGCGCACCTGGGTGGACCACCTGGTGCGGGAGGAGGAGCGGGAGGCCCGGGAGCGCGCCTCCCGGCCGCAGCTGCCCCCCGGCGTCATCGTCTGCGGTGGTACGCCTACGGACGCGGACGTGGAGGTGCTGCTGGAGTTCGGGGAGCAGCTGCGGGTCCTCCAGGACGCTGGCCTGCTGCCCACGGGGAGACGCGATGCAGCGCACTGACCTGTGGCAGGCCGCCGCGGAGCCCCTGGACGCAGACCCGCAGGACTGGCACCCGCGGCCGCGGTACACCGGCAAGTGCGTGGGCTGCGGCCGGTTCGTGCCCAACGCCGGCCACCGGCTCAGCCACAACCACCTGACCGGGGAGACCGTGGAGCTGGGGCACTGCGGCCGCTGCGGAGAGGTGGTGGTGGAGTGACCGGCCCGGAGCACGGCGTGGAGTACGTGCCCATCCCTGACCAGCTGGACCTGTTCCCGGAGCCGGACCTGCAGCTGCCCGGCACCCCGCTGGTGCTGCAGCCGCCGGCGGAGACGTCCGCGGACCGCCGGCGCACCGCCCGCCAGCACACGCTGGTGGAGCTGGGCTGGCACCCACTCACCCGCGGCCGCGCGTACCCGGAGGCGGGGACCTGCGGGGACTGCCCGCACCGGCAGTCCGCCGGCCGCTCCTACCCCAAGTGCGACCTGGGCCCCGCCACGAAGGGCCCGGGCACAGACGTCCGCGCCTGGTGGCCGGCCTGCCACAGACACCCCGGCGTCACGGGGGCAGCACCGACAGAGGAGACAGCGTGACCGAGACGCAGCAGACCGCAGACGACCGCCGGCCCGGGGTCTACGGCTCCAGCCCCAGCCCGGTGCAGCAGCACCTGGGCCAGACGGCGTGGCTGGAGCACGTGCAGGGCGTGGTGGACCGCGTGGTGTACCGCCCGGACACCTACCGGTGGCGGGTGGAGGTGGACGTGGAGGACCCGCTGGGCCGGGTGTTTGTCCAGCTGCAGCACTACCGCCCGGACGCCTTCACCGGGGACATGGCGTGGGGCTCCGGGGGCAAGAGCTACCTGTCCCCGCACATGACGGACGGGGAGCTGGTGCGCCGCCTCCTGGGCGCGGCCCTGGCCTACGAGGAGCACGAAGTGCGGGAGTTCTTCATGTACCGCCCGGAGGACGCGGACGCCGGGGAGGAGCGCCGGGTGTTCGGGCCGCACATCGACGTGGACGCCCTGTGGGACGTGGCGGACCAGCTGGACGTCCGGCAGTGACCGCCGTGCACTACGCGGACGTGACCCTGGACGCGGACGGCACGGTGGAGTCCGTCCGCTTCACCTGCGCCGGCGGCCCGGCCGACCTCTGCCACCAGTGGTGCGCGGAGGGCTGCGAGGAACTGTGCTACGGCACTCCCATCCGGCTGTGGTCCCCCGGCCAGGACGTCCCGGAGCTGATCGCGCAGGCACCGGCGCAGGGGCACCAGTGGGAGCCCATGCCGCCGGACGGGTCCTCCTGCCGGGTGGTGGACTGGCTGGACGCCTCCGGGGACTGGCGGGACACCTACGCCGGGGAGGACCAGGACACGCCGCAGCTCCGCGCCGGCCGCCACGTCATCACGGAGGAGTGGGACGGGGACAACTACCTGTGGAGCTACGCGGAGGACCTGCTGGTGGTCACGGACGCCGGGGTGCCGGTGTGAGCCGGCCGGGGAGCTGGCGGCCGCACGTCCTGGTGGTCACCGTGGACCGGTGCTCCGCCTGCCCGCCGGACGGGCTCTGCGCGGACTGCCAGGAGGAGCCGGAGCTGCAGTACACCGTGGAGTGCCCGGGCCCGTCCGGGAACTGTGACGCCTGGGACGAGTGCCCCACCTGCTACGTGCCCGGGCAGGGGCTCAGCGCGGACCGCCGGGAGGAGCTGGAGCAGGAGAGCCACGCGCACGGCGTGGAGCACCTGTGGGTGGACGGCCGGTACATGGTCCGGCTGAGCCCGCCGCAGTGCTACGTGGCCGGCCACGACGCGCTGCCGGACGCCGCGCAGTACGTGGCCACCGCACCGGGCCGCTACCCGGTGGAGCACGACGTGGGGGACGGCACGGAGCTGGAGCTGCACCTGGTCCCGCCGTGCCCGCAGGCGTGGCACATGGGCCTGTCCACTGGGCTGCTGCGGGAGTGCCGGTACCTCACCGGGCATCGCGGCAAGCACCGCACCGCGGACGGCCGCCTGGAGTGGTACGGCAAGCTCACGGAGGAGGAGCTGGCGCTGGCAGCGCAGCTCAGGGAGGCGGCAGCGGCATGAGCGGGCCGGGCGTGGACCACGTGCTGGCGTCCATCGACGGGGCGCTGGCGGACTGGTCCACGTCCGGTGACGCCATGCGCTGGTCCCCGGAGCCGGAGGCCGCTGGCCCGCAGCGCCCGCACCGGCCGGCTCCACCCCCCGTGCCGTCCGCGCCGGTCCTCCTGATCCTGGCCGGGTCCGTCCTGCTGGCCCGGGCGTCCGCGCTGGACCTGGGGCTGCCCGCGTCACCGCGGTGCGGTCTGTGGCGGGCGGCCGGGCGGCACGCCACGGAGGAGCTGCGCGCGCAGTCCCACGTGCGGGTGCACGCCGGCTACGGCTACCACCAGCGGCCGGACACCCAGGAGCTGGAGTGGATGCTGGAGCGCATCGCGGCCCGCGGCGGCACGGTGGAGTGGGTGGGTGGCCGGCCGGGAGGCTCCGGGCACGCGCCGGCGCTCACGGAGGACGACCAGCAGGAGGTCCTGCTGCGCGGCTACCTGTCCCGCGGTGACAGCCTGCTGGACCAGCTGGCGCCCGGCGCGGAGCTGTAGGACCCGGAGACGGCAGCAGCCCCCCACCCAGACGGGTGGGGGGCTGCTGTGCGTGCTGGGCTACTGCTGCTGCGCCTGCAGCTGCCGCAGCACCCGGGCCGCCGTGGTGGCCTTCGCCCAGGAGTGCGGGCTGTCCATGAACGGCTGCAGCTGCGCCCACGGCACGGTGGGAGCGGCCGGGGTGGGCGTCACCGGGGACACCGGCCCGGGCGGGGTGACCGGCGCCGGGCTGGGCTGCGGCGCCGGCGCGGTGATGGGCACGAACGGGGTGGCGTCCCCGTCCTTGGCCAGCAGGGTGGCGAACGTCTGGGAGGACATGGCGAACCGCCCGGCCCGGCCCCAGCTGTCCGTCCAGGAGTTGTCGAACCACCACAGGTCCCGGGTGGCGTCGTACTCCGTGCAGGCGTACTCGTGCCCGCCCTCCTCCACCCCGGTGGCGGTGACGATGCCCTCCCGGCTGGGGGTCTCCATGCCGGCCAGCCAGACGGTGCCGGTGATGAACGGGCCGGCCTGGATCGCCACGTGCGCGGCGGCTAGGGAGGTGACGTGCTGGTAACCGGAGACCAGGCCGCGGGCCTGCGCCGCCTTGGCCACGGACAGGCCGTCGCTGCCGGTGTCGTCCGGCTCCCACTGGCCGGGGAACGGGTCGGTGGCCGTGGTCTCCCGGTACAGCTGGACGGCGAACGCCTCCGCCGTGCGGGCGTCGGCCAGCGCCCGCTGCACCTCCGGCGGGAGGGTGTCGTAGTAGGGGGCGCAGCCCAGCACGGACACCGTGGCGTTGGCCGTGCAGGAGCCCAGCTGGCCCTGGTCCAGGATGGGGATGCGGCGCTCCCAGCGCACGGACTTGGGGGTCACCTGCACGCCGGCGGGCGCGGCCAGGTAGCGCAGGCTGCGCGGGTCGTGGTTGACGTGCCGGCCGTTGCGGTGGCCGGGGCGGACGATCTCGGGGATGAGGTGGCGGCGGTCTGCCACGGCGTGCTCCAGGGCTGCAGGGGTGCCCGGCCCGCAGCCAGCAGCCGCACCAGTCTGCGCGCCTACACCACCCGGTGCGGTCACGTGCCTACGGTGCGTGCGTGTCTGTGAAAGCGCCGCCCGCCACCGTCTGGGACACCTGCCAGCGCATCCGGGTGGTGGACGGGGACACCGCGCTGCTGGCCCTCACCCGGCTGGAGCGCGGGGAGGACTGGGACACGGTGCGCCAGTCCAAGCCCACGGGGACCCGCTGCCGGCTGGTGTGGGTCAACACCGCGGACCTGCCGGACGCCGCGGGCAAGGCGCGGGGGACCGCGGACACCGTGAGCTGGCTGGGCACCCACGGGCTGCTGGGCGCGGACTCCTACGGCCGGGACGAGTACGGCCGGCTGCTGGTGGACGTCTGGCCCATCGTGGACGGCCAGCCGGACCGGGACCACTCCCTGTCCCGCTGGCTGCTCACGGAGGGCAACGGCGGCGCCGGCTGGCCGCCCTACCGGGGCTGACCCGTGCCCTTCCTGACCCGCGTGGCGGTCCGCCGCGTGGGCTCTGACCGGTGGGAGCTGCTGGAGGACCTGGTGTACCAGGGCCGCTGGGAGACCATCACGGTGCCCGCCGGCTTCCGCACGGACTTCGCCTCCGTGCCCGCGCTCACCGCCTCCCTGATCCCCCGCACCGGCCCGTGGGACGAGGCCGCGGTGCTGCACGACTACCTGTGCACGGACCTGCGCCGGTACTGGGAGGAGCAGCAGCTGTACCTGCGCGTGCGCAGCGAGAACGGCCGGCCCCTGTACCCGCACCCGCGGCCGCCGCTGGTGTCCGCCCGGGACGCGGACGGGCTGTTCCGCCGCATCATGCGGGAGGGCTCCCGCCTGGACGGGGAGACCCCGGAGGACGCCGTGGGCCCGGTCACCCGCTGGCTCATGTGGACCGCGGTGCGCTGGGGGGCCGCGGGCAACCCCGCCCGCCGGGCCGGCTGGTGGCGGGACGCGCCCGCCGTGCTGGGCATTTCCCTGGCCGTGGTCCTGGTGGTCCTGGCGGCCCTGGCCGCGGTCACCCTGGCTGCCCAGGGCGTGGCGGTGGCAGCTCTCCTGGCGTAGCTCGGCAACACTGGGCGCGCTGCTGGCTCTGGGCCGGGCGTCCACGCCGCACGCCCCGGAGCCCCCGTGTCAGAGACCGCCGCCCCCACCGCCGCTGAGCCCAGCCAGCACACCGTCTCCGCCCGGGTGGACAACCTGGAGCCCCACCCCCGCAACCCGCGCCGCGGTGACGTCCAGGCCATCGCGGACAGCCTCCGCCGGCACGGCCAGTACCGGCCCATCGTGGTGCAGCAGTCCACCGGCCACGTCCTGGCCGGCAACCACACCTTCATGGCAGCCCGCTACCTGGGCTGGGAGTACGTGGACGCGGTGTTCCTGGACGTGGACGACCAGGAGGCGCTGCGCATCCTGCTGGTGGACAACCGCACGGCGGACCTGGGCACCTACGACGAGCCGGTGCTGGCGCTGCTGCTGCAGGACCTGCCGGACCTGGAGGGCACCGGCTACGCGGAGGAGGACCTGGACGCGCTGCTGGACAGCATGGCCGGGGACAGCTCCCTGGAGGACCTGCAGCAGGAGCAGGAGGAGCGGGACCCGGCGGAGCGCGGGGAGCGCCCGGACGCGGAGTCCCCGGTGGCGGAGCCCGCAGAGCCGGAGGCACCCCGGCCCACGCTGGCTGACCGCTTCGTGGTCCCCCCGTTCTCCGTCCTGGACGCCCGCTCCGGCCCGTGGCGCAACCGCAAGACGCAGTGGCTGGCCCACGGCATCCAGTCTGAGCTGGGCCGCGGTGAGGGCCTGGCGCACTCCAACCAGGCGGGCATCGCGGACATTCAGGGCGGCTGGGGTGTCACCCCCACCCGCAGCACCAAGGCCGGCGGGCCGCACCCGGGCGGCGGCGGTGGCGGCGCGTGGATCGGGCGCAGCACGGACGGCACCACCGCCCCAGCTGACCCCGGGTACGCCAAGGGCCGGGCGCTCACCGTGGCCTCCGCGTCCGGGCGGGTCCCCACCTACTACACGCAGAAGGAGGCGGCGGAGGCCCGCCTGGGCCGGGAGCTCTCGCACGACGAGTTCACCCGGGACCACCTGGACTCCTCCGGGTCCACCGAGAACCTCTCCACCTCCGGCACCTCCATCTTCGACCCGGTGCTGGTGGAGCTGGCCGTGCGCTGGTTCTCCCCCGCCGCCGGCCACGTCCTGGACCCCTTCGCCGGCGGCTCCGTGCGCGGCCTGGTCACCGCCCTGCTGGGCCGCTCCTACGAGGGAGTGGAGCTGCGCCAGGAGCAGGTGGACGCCAACGACGCCCAGCGGGGCATCGCGCCCGCCGGCGCTGACCTGACCTGGACGCAGGGGGACTCCCGGGAGGTCCTGGCAGAGCCGGGGCGGCCGGCGGACCTGCTGCTGTCCTGCCCGCCCTACGCCTACCTGGAGCGGTACTCCGACGACCCGCAGGACCTGTCCACCCTCTCCGCGGAGGAGTTCCGCACCGCCCACGCAGACGTCATCCGCAAGGCGGTGGACCGGCTGGCCCCCAACCGCTTCGCGGTCTGGGTCATCGGGGACGTGCGCTCCAAGCGCGGAGACGGCCGGTACCTGGGCCTGATCCGGGACACCATCGACGCCTTCGAAGCGGCCGGCGCCGGCTTCTACAACGAGATGATCTACGTGACGCCGGTGGGGTCTCTGGCGGTGCGCGCCGGCCGCCAGTTCATGGCCGGGCGGAAGGTGGGGCGGACGCACCAGCACGTCCTGGTGTTCGTCAAGGGGGACGGGATGCAGGCGGCGCGGGACTGCGGCCTGGTGGACGTCACCGTGCCGGAGGTGGAGGCGCAGGAGGAGCTGGAGCTGCCGGACCACACCCCGGAGCTGACCCCGGTGGAGCGGTGGGGCGGGCACCTGGTGAAGCGGGACGATGCGTACGTGTACGCCGGGCAGGCCGGCGGCAAGGTGCGGTCCTGCCGCACGCTGGCGGAGGGCGCCACCGGGCTGGTGACCGCCTCCTCCAGGACGTCACCGCAGGCGCTGATCGTGGCCAGCATCGCGCAGCGCCTGGGCATCCCCGCCCGGCTGCACGTGCCCGCCGCTGCGGAGGACACGGAGACGCTGGCCCGGGTCCGCGCGTTCGGCGCTGAGGTGATCGAACACCGGCCGGGGTACAACACGGTGATCGTGGCCCGGGCCCGGGAGGACGCCGCGGCGCAGGGCATGACCCTGGTGCCGTTCGGGATGGAGTGCCAGCAGGCGGTGGACGCCACCGCCGCCCAGGTGGCCGCGCTGCGGGAGCACCTGCTGGAGGTCCGCCGCATCGTCATGCCGGTGGGCTCCGCCATGAGCCTGTCCGGGGTGCTGCACGGCATGAGCCGCGCCGGCTTCGTCGTCCCGGTGCTGGGCGTGCGGGTGGGCGCGGACCCCACGGAGCGGCTGCAGCAGTGGGCCCCAGAGGGCTGGGAGCAGCTGGTGACCCTGGTGGAGTCCGGGCTGGACTACCACCAGGCCGCACCGGAGACGGACCTGGGCGGGCTGGAGCTGGACCCCTGGTACGAGGCCAAGTGCCTGCCGTTCCTGCAGGAGGGTGACCTGCTGTGGGTGGTGGGCAACCGCAGCCCGCGCCCGGAGTACGGGTTCAGCGAGTGACGGGGGCGCGCCCGCCCGGGTAGACGTGCATCAGCCGCACGGTCTGCCCGGCGGGCGCGGCCGCCCACGCCTGCTCCGGGGACGGGTGGGCCTTCTGCACGTCCTTCCAGGTCAGGGAGCGGTCCTCCCACACCTGGACCTTCCAGTACGGGTCGAAGCGGACGGAGCCGGGGCGGCGGCGGCCGGTGGTGGCGGTGCGGGCGGTGCTCATGGCAGCTCCTCAGCTGGGGTGTGTACACGGTGAGTGTACAGTACCGCGGCATGACAGCTGAGGAGCAGTCCCGCCGTGTCCACTCTGAGCAAGCCGCAGACCCCGCCCGCCTCCTGGACTACGCCCCAGACTTCCTGGCCTGCCGGGACGTCCAGCACACCTGGCCCCCGCGCACGGACTGGTCCTGGCGGCGCGTGACCAGCGACAGCGGCCGGGTCACCGGCTACTCCCGCACCATGATGTGCGCGCGCTGCCACACCATCGCCCGGGACGTCATCGACGCCCGCACCGGCCAGTCCCGGCGGAGCTACACCTACCCCGCCGGGTACTCCATGCCGGCCGGGCAGGGCGTGACCAAGCGGGAGGTGCGGCTGGAGCAGCTGCGCCGCGTGGTGGAGGAGCTGGACGCCGCGGAGGAGTGACACGCCCGTACATGGGGGGTGGACGCGCGCCGGGCCGGTGTGTGTACACTCCCCATGTACGCACCGCCCACCACGCTGAGGAGCCCGCCATGACCATGTACGCCCAAACCCTCCCCGCCGGTGTCACCTACTCCGCCCAGGCCACCAGCAGCCGCTGCACCGGCGTGACGAAGGCCGGCACCCCCTGCCGGGCCACCACCCTGCTGACCGTGGTGGTGGCCGGCACGGCGCACGTGGCCTGCGACCCCCACGCCGCCCAGGTGGCCCAGCGGGAGGTGGACCTGCTGGCCGCCGCGCCCGCGCTTGACCTGGCCGGCCCCCGGGAGACCGTGAAGCTGCCGGTGACCGGCCTGCAGGACGGAGACCGCGTGCGCGTGGCCACCTGGCCGCTAGAGGAGCTGTGGATCACCGCCGCCACCGTTACCACTGACCCCGCTACCCGGGAGGTCACCCTGACCCCCACCGCGGAGGAGCAGGCGGACGGGGCGGACCGGGAGTACTACCTGGACACGGACCACGTGGACGTCCTGGTGGAGCGGCTGCTGCCGCAGGACCTGGACCCGCGGGACACCGCAGCGGTGGACGCCTGGCTGCCGCCGGCGCAGCTGCTCTGCGGCCCGGTGGGCGGAGTCAACCACCGCGGCCAGCTGTGGGACATGAACGTGCGGTGGACGTGCGCGCGCACCGCCCAGCTGTACCAGTACACGCAGCGGCGGGAGACCCTGCTGGAGGACTCCCGGCGCATCGGCCGGCTGCGCAGCGAGCGCCGCCAGGCCAACCTGTCCCGGTACGTGCTCCAGGCCGTGGTGCGCCTGCACGCGGAGTCCCTGTGGGAGCTGCCGGAGTGCGGGCACGCGGAGGCGGACCGGGCGGAGCTGACCCTGGAGGACGCGCTGCCGCCCTGCACCTGCTGAGCCTCACCCGTGAGGGGGACGCGCCGGACACGCCGGCGCGTCCCCCTCTGCCGTATGTGTCCACCGGGGGTGTACAGTACTGCTCATGGACGCCACCACCGCCGCCGCCGCCACGCTGACCCTGACCGCCGCTGAGCTGCGCATGGGAGACGTGGTGCTGGACGAGCACGGCGACCGTGAGCACGCGGTGTACGACCTGGACGTCACCGCCGCCGGCGTCACCCTCTGGACCGCCGTGCCGGACCAGGAGCTGGGCTGGCCCCGCCAGTACACCGTCCCCGCGGACACCACGTACACCGTGGCCCGCCGCGCCCGCTGACCACCCACCCACCACACCGGCTGAGGAGCCCCCCGCCATGAGCACCGCCACCACCGCCCGCGTCCGCAACGTCCCCACCTGGCAGATGACCACCCAGGAGCTGGCCCGCACCTGGGCCGCCCAGAACGGGGTCACCGCCCGCACCGGCGGCTGGCTGTACGACTCCCGCGGCCGCGCGGTCTGCCAGGGCTGGGACGTCCTGGCCGCCTACCTCCACCGCCGCGGTGTCATCGTGGCGAACACGAAGGGGGCCGGCGTGAACTGGCGCCGCGCAGACCAGCTGGGCACGCCCGCCCTAGTGGCCGGTGCCCGCCAGGCCGCCACTGAGGGCCGGGCCGCCGCCCGCGCACGCCGGTGACCCCGCCCCGCTTCACTGCGGCGGAGTACCTGGCGCTGGTGGGTGCCGTGGACCGCCTGGAGCAGGAGGCGGCCGAGCCAGACGGGGGGCACGCGCGCCGGGACGCCCAGGCGGCCAACCGCGCACTGGCCAAGGTCCGCGCCAGCCTGTCCCCCGCGGTGCTGCGGGAGGTGGACCGCCGGCTGGCTCCCCCGCCCGGGTGACACGCCGGCGCGCCGCACCCCCCATGCACGCCCACTGTGCATGGGGGGTGTACAGTCATGTCCATGCGGGGGAGACGCCCCCGCGGACATGAGAGGCCCAAGACCATGAGCACCCAGACCGCCACCAACGTCACCACCCACACCGGCACCGTCCATGCCGGCCGCACCCACGCAGACGGCCGCCCCGTCCCCGTGTGCATGAGCAACACCCAGGTGGCGGAGCTGCACTTCTCCGCCCCCACCACGGACGCCGTGACCTGCCGCCGCTGCCAGGCCGGCACCTCCTCCACCGCCGCCAGCCCGGAGCAGAAGAAGGCCCGGGCCGCTGAGCGCCGCGCCGCTGACCGCCGCCGCGCGCTGGAGACCCGCGCCGCCGCCCCGGCCCGCCGCTCCGCCAGCTACCTGGACACCGTGACCTTCCTGTCCCAGGTGGCGGCGGACGAGACCCGCACCGCTGAGGACCGCGCCGCCGCCGCCGCCACCCTGGTGGAGCGCGCCGCCCAGTACGCCGCCCTCACCGTGGACGCGGCCGCCGCCCTGGCTGAGCTGGCCGCCCTCTGACCCCCCGCCCGGGCTGGGCTCCACACCGGAGCCCGGCCCGGCGCGCCGTACACCCCGGGTGGACGCACACGCCGCCCGTGCCGTACACTCCCCATGTACGCAGGATCACCCCAGCTGAGGAGCACACCGTGACCCAGACCCAACCCACCGACTGGCAGGAGGTGGGCCGCCAGGCCCACGCCGCCGGCCTCCGCCGCCTGCCCACCACGGACCCTGCCGTCTTCGACGCGATCATGGGCCTGCCGGTGGGTGGCGGTGCCGTCCCCATCATGTCCGCCTGGACCGCCGGCTGGGACGCCGCCAACCTGGCCCCGGAGCAGGAGCCCACCCCCGCACCCGTCCAGCACCCCCGCCGCCGCTGCTACTGCGGCCGCCCCGTCAACATCGCCAGCTCCCTGGACGGCATCCACTGCGCAGAGCACGACCTGCCGGTCACCGGGACCGCGCTGTGACCGCCTCCCTGGGTCCCCGCCTGGCCGTGATCGGCACCGCCGGCCACTGGCAGGCCGCGGTCCGCCTGGGCCACCGCCGCTCCCTGGCCACCTGCGGGCACACCCACCGCAACCGGGACGGCGGCCAGGCCAACGCCCGGCAGTGCGGCCAGCTCCTGGTCCGCGCCGCACGGAACCCCCAGCTGGCCGCTGGCTTCATCAACGACGCCCAGGCGGCCGCTGGCTTCGCCCGGTACGCCGGCGCCCGCATCACCAACGCGGAGGCGCGGGAGCGCGCACAGACCACGCTGGACGCCTGGCGCAGCGTGGTCCTGGAGCACGACCTGCACGTGCCCGCCCTCACCTGGGGCACCCCCCGGCCGGCGTGCGGCTGCTGCCCCACCCCGGCCACCCCGGAGGACCAGGAGCGCCTGGCCCGGGTGTCCGCGCACCGCGCCCCCTGGAGCGCCCGGTGAGCGCCCGGGTGGGCCCCACCCAGCGGGTGGTCCTGCTGTGCCTCATGGACGGCTACGGCCGCACCGCGGACCGCATCGACACGGACATGCTCCTGTCCCCCGGCCGGGCCGCTGGCGCGCTCCGCGGGCTGGAGCAGCGTGGCCTGGCGCAGCGCGCCCTGGAGCTGCACAGCGGCATGGTCTGGACCCTCACGGAGGACGGCAGCGCGCTGGCCGCGGAGCTGTACCCGGACGCGGAGGCGGAGCAGCCCCGCTGCGCCCACGGCCGCCCGCAGGACGAGCCCTGCCAGGAGTGCCGCACCGGCCCCTGGCGCTGCGGCACCTGCGGGGACACCGTGCGCGGCGGCCAGCGCGCACCGCACAGCCGGGAGGTCCACGGGGACTGGACCCGGCAGACCACCTACACCTGGGCGGGGGACACGCAGTGAGGAAGCCGCGGCTCCTGAGCGAAAAGTGCGGCACGTGCATCTTCCGCGCCGGCAACCCCATGCACCTGGCGGAGGGCCGCTTCCGTGAGGTGGTCCAGGGCAACCGGGACGCCGGCACCGTGCTCACCTGCCACAGCACCCTCCCGTACGGGCCCTACCCGGACGCCGGAGAGGCGATGTGCCGCGGCTACTGGGACGCCTACGCGGAGGACACCAACCTGGTCCGCGTCATGGACCGGCTGGCCGGCGGGCGGACCTGGTACGAGGAGGTCCCCCCGCCCGGCCCTGACACCACCCCCTGACCGCCTGGCCCGCCCCCTGCCCCCGGGCGGGCCAGGCCCCACCCTCTGAGGAGACCCACCGTGCCTGACACCAGCCCCACCATCACCCAGCTGCACACCTACACCGCCACCCAGCTCCGCGCCGCCGTGACCGGCCTGGAGCCCATGCGGGACCACACCGGCCGCACCTTCCAGCCCACCCGCGTCACCGTCCGCTGGGAGGACGGCGTGCTGACCCGCGCGTCCATCCAGGGCCCCCGCCTCACCGCGGACGGCCGCCCCTACGCGGGCGGGCAGACCAGCGGCCGCAGCTACATCTCCGCCGCCGGCGTCCTCCTGCAGCCCAGCGAGCAGGGCCCCGGCGCGCCGGACTGGCTGCGGCAGCTGGTCACCCGCCACGCCCCCACTCCCGCGGCCACCCAGCCGTGAGCACCCGCCTGCAGGACCCCACCGCGCGCATCGCCGCGCGCATGGCGGAGCTGGGCCACCGCCCCCACGCGGACGGCAGCCACCACCGGCACACCTGCGGCCGCTGCGGGCGCGCCGGGCTCAACGCCGGCGGCCCGGACTACGGCTCCGCGCTGGAGGAGCCCTGCCCTGGCCGGGAGGCCACTATGTGGCCCGGCGGCTGGTACCACCGGCCGCAGCGCACGGAGGCCAACGAGCGCGCCGCCCGCCTGTCCGCCTACCGCCACCAGGTGCAGCGCATCCGGGACGCCCGCCTCCTGGGAGACCGCCAGCTGCTGGCCGCCGCCCGCTGGCACGCCGCCGGCCACCGCGCCTACCTGGTGGCCCAGCACCGTGACCTGTCCACCCGCCCCACCCCTGAGGAGACCCACCGTGGCCGCTGACCCCTTCCGCATCCCCGCCGCGCTCCTGGAGCGCATCACGGAGTCCCGCAACACCATGACCGACGCCCGGGCGGACCTGGAGCAGCTGTCCGGCCAGCTGGAGGACCTGCTGGCCAACGGCCGCCAGGTCTGGGCGGAGCGCACGGAGAAGTGGCAGGAGAGCCCCCGCGGGGAGGCAGCGGAGACCTGGCTGGACGCCGTGGAGGAGCTGGTGGACAGCGTGGGTGAGGCCCGCTCCCAGCTGGAGGACACCACGGAGACCCTGACCGACCCGCCGGACAGCCCCGACTACTGACCGCCCCGCCCCGCACCACCCCACCCACGCACGCGCTGAGGAGCACCCCGTGACCCTGCCTGACCCCGCAGCACCTACCCCCTGCGTCCACTGCCCCTGGCGGCCCAGCAACCAGGGCAAGCGCCACCCGGACGGCTGGTACACCAAGGCCAACCTGCAGCGCCTCTGGGCGCAGCTCCGCCGCGGTGAGCGCATGTCCTGCCACCCCACCGACCCCGGCAACCCGGTGTCCGAGAGGGCCCAGGCCGCCGGCTACCGCCCAGCCCCCGTGCACTCCCGCGTCCGGGAGTGCACCGGCGCCCTGGTCATCCAGCAGCGGGAGTTCATGCTGCTGCAGGACGGCTGCGGCGCGGACCTGGCCCGGTACCGCCGTGAGCGCCCCAAGGGCCTGACCCGGGACGGCATCCTGCAGCTGCTGGAGCGCGCCGTCTTCGGTGGCTCCCCGCTGGGCGGCACCACCATGACCCGCCCGGACCTGAGCCAGCCAGACGTGGGCGTGCCCTGGCTGGACTGGGCACCGCCGGCGCGGCCCGCCCGGACGGAGGCAGCCCAGTGACCGCCCCGGCCCCCGCGCCGTGGACGCCGGGTGACCCGGACCCCACGCCGCAGCTGCAGGACCCGGCCGCCTACTGCTGGGCGGTCCGCTACCCCGCCGGCGTCGGCCGTGCCCGCTGGTGCACCTGGGCCGCCGGCCCGGAGCACCCGGACTGGCACGTGGCCGCGGACACCCGCGGCCGCGTCACGGACGTGTGGCCCACCAGTCAGGAGCCGCTGCCCGCCGGCGTGCACCTGTCCCCTGCGGACGTCCCCCCGCTGGGCCCCCAGGGTGAGGAGACCGCGGACTCCTGGACGGACCGCCTGGCGCGCACCGGGAGCACCCTGGGCATCAACCGCCAGTGCTCCATCGGCTGGCACGCGGAGTGCTCCGACCGGGCCGCGGACCAGGAGGACCCGGACACCTGCCGGTGCGCCTGCCACGTCCTCACCCCGGAGCTGCCCGGCCCGCTGTGGGTGGGCCCGGACCAGGGAGACGGGGAGGGCCCCGTGGTCCTCCAGCCGTACGGCACCGCGGTGCACCTGGAGACGGACTCCACCAGCCTGCTGGACCTGACGGAGCACTCCGCCGCCGGCTTGGGCCTGGCGCTGCTGGCCTGGGCTCGCCAGCAGAGCACGCCCCCCGCGGGCTCCCCTGACCCGTGGCAGTTGCCGCCGCCCTACGCGGTGGGAGACCCGGACCCCACGCCCCAGCTGGACAAGGCCCCGGTGGGCCGCCGGTACTGCCACGCGGCCAGCCCCGGCGCTCCCACCCCGGAGCACGACTGGTGCACCTGGCTGGAGGGTGAGGACCACCCCGCCTGGCACGTGGCCGGCGGGACGGACGGCACCGTGCACGCCGTGTGGGCGGTGCTGCCGTTCTGACCGCCAACCGGACCAAGCGCCTGTACCGGGTCACCGCCACGTACGTCACCGACCGCGCCCCGGACGGCACCGTGCTGCGCAGCTACACCGTGGTGCGCCACTACCAGTCCGCCCAGGCCGCGCACCAGCGCGCCGCCCGGATGCGCACCGGCTACCACGTGGAGGCCCGCAGCATTGAGGACGGCGGGTACCGCGTGGAGCCCGCCGCCACCGTCACCATCGAACGCTCCCAGCCCGTGGTCTGGGAGCCCGCCACCGACACCACCCAGGAGACCCCAGCGTGACCACACCACCCACCGGCGTCTCCCCGCTGCCGCAGCCGCAGAGCCCAGACGGCCAGCTCCACGTGGACGGGGCCTGGCTGGTCCTGGAGACCGGCCGCCACACCTGCGGCGCCGGGCACTGGGACAGCCCATTCCCCGGCGCCCATGAGCCCAGCTGCGGCGTGGAGCCCGTCATCAGCGTGGAGGAGCTGTGGGCGCTCCTCCGCCTCACCGGGCAGACCGTGGACCCCACCCGCGTGGACGCGCTCCCCATCGGCGCCCGGGACGCCCTGGTGGCCCACGTCCTCCAGTGGATGAAGCGCCTGGGCTACCTGATCGACGCTCCCGGCCAGCCCCGCACCCGCACCCCGGAGCCGGCCGCCATGCGCCTGTACCAGGAGCTGACCCCGGAGGAGCGGCAGGCGCTGCCCGCGGAGTGCCACCGGCCCGTCTGGGACGGCATGGGCACCCCGCACCTGTGGCAGTGCGCCGTCTGCTGGGGAGACGGCTGGACCACCAGCTGGCCGTGCGAGCCCGCCCGCGCCGGCGGACTCGTCCTGGCCCGCGCCCTGGGTCTGGACTACCACTGGTGACCGCCCTGGCACTCGCCGCCGGCGTGGCCCTGGGACTCCTGGTGGGAGCCGCCCAGGGCCGCCGCCGGCAGCGCGGCAACCCGTGGGGCCGGAGGGACCCCCGGTGACCGCCCTGGTGCTCATGGCCGGCGGCTGGGCCCTCCGCCGCTGGGGCCGGGACTGGGCCCGCTACGGCAACTGGGTCATCCTGGCCGGCTGGCTGCTCAACACCTGGCACATCGCGCAGGACGAGGGCTGGGGCCACCTGGCCTGGGTCCTGGTGGCCGGGACCATCGCCGGCGTCGCCTGGTACCTGCTGGGCCGCTGCTGGCGGGCTCTCCGCAGCCGCGGCTGGGTGGTCCTGGAGGCCACCGTCACCTGCCCCTGCGGAGAGGTCCTGCACACCCGGCAGGAGCTGACCGACCACCGCCGCGTCATGCACCCCAACGACACAGAGGAGACCCCATGACCGTGCCCGCGCTCGTCTACCGCAACAGCACCCCGGAGCTGCTGGCCTGGGCCGCGGACGTCCAGGCCCGCCACGTCCAGACCACCCAGGAGCGGCAGGTGTGGATGGACGCCCTGTACGACACCGCCGGCGTCCCCACAGGAGACCCCACCCGCGTGGCCTACTTCCAGGGCCACCGCTTTTCCGGCCTGGGCTGGCCGGACGGCGTGGACCTGCCCCGCGGCTGGTTCCGCCCCGTCAAGACCCCACAGCTGATCCGCCCCCGCGCCAGCAACAAGCGCCTGGAGAAGGAGCTGCAGCGGTACTCCCAGCCCGACCAGCGCCGGGAGCTGGAGGAGCTGCACGGGATGCGCGGCCGCGCCTTCTCCGGCCTGGGCCTGTACAGCTGCGGCGTGCGCCTGGAGGAGGACGCCGTGTGGGTCACCTGGGGCACCCAGGGCGTCACCCGGGAGCTGGAGCCCGCCGCCACGGAGCACGGCTGGGAGCGCGTCACCCTGGTGCAGTACCTGCAGCGGTTCGGGGAGGAGGAGGCCGCCGCCTCCTGACCCCACACACAGAGGGCCCCCACCGCGGTGCGGTGGGGGCCCTCTGCTGTCCCGGCCGGGCTACTCCTGCTGCTGCTCCTGTCCCTGCTGGCCGCCCCGCGCCCGGCTGCCCCGGCTGCGCGGCCGGCCCGGGACGCGCACCGCCGGCGGAGCGATGCCCACCAGGCCCAGCTCCTGCTCCGTCCACCCCTTCCGGGTGGCCGCGGCGTACGCCACCGCGTCCGCCCGCTGCGCCTCCGCCAGCGCGGCCTGCGCCGCCTCCACGGCCAGCCTGGTCTGCACCAGGTCCTGCACCACGTCCAGCCGGTCCTGCAGGAGCGCCTGGGCTCTGTCCACGTACTGCGCGGGGGTCGGGGTCTCAGCCATGCGACGGAGAGTAGCGCCCCCTCCCCTCACTGCCACCCCACCCAGGTCTGTCCACAGGTGGGGGAAACCCTGTGGGTGAGTGGGGGTGAGCAAGCTAGAGGGCAAGGGGCCCTAACGGCGGGCTGCCGCTGGACGCTGCGGTGACGCTGTGCGACCCTGGCGTACATCGGGGGTTCCCCTGGCGGGGATCGCTGCGCTGGGCTGAGAGACGACAGGCGGAGGAGCCAGTGCCACAGGACAGGGCGGGTGTGCTGCTGCGGCAGCCGTTCTCCGTGCGGGGACGCGCGGGGTGGATGGAACGGGAGACGGCGGACCGGCGGAGCATCGCGGCGGGTGCGCTCAGCGGGGTGGCGACGGTGCCGCTCATGGCGCTGTACACGCGGCCGTGGCCGGGGGGTCACGCGGGGGCCACGCTGGTGGGCCGGGTGAGCGTGTACCCGTCTGGGCTGGACCCGCTGGAGGTGATCCTGTCTGGGACGTGCGACAACATCGCGCCGGGCCGGTACCCGTGTGGGCTGGACCTGGCGCGGCTGGACCTGGCGGCCTGGGAGCGGGACATGGACGCGGCGCTGGCGGAGGCCCCGCCGGTGATGCGGGTGACGTCGGCGGAGGTGATCGGGCTGACCGTGTACCTGCCGGCGTCGGGTCAGACGGGCGCGTTCCCGGACGCCTACGTGGAGGTGCTGAGGTGACGGAGCTGGACGCCACGCGGCTGTGGCTGACGGAGAACGGGGACAGGAGCGCGCCGCAGCGGGAGGTGCTGCGGACGGTGGTGGGCTCCGGGGTCCACGGGATCGCGCTGGAGGGCCAGGACGACCACGACGAGATGGGCGTGTACGTGGAGTCCCCGCAGCAGGTGCTGGGCATCGCGCAGGACGCGCAGCACTACGTGGCGCGGACGGTGCCGGAGGGTCACCGGTCCCGGCATGGGGACACGGACCTGACGCTGTACGCCCTGCGCAAGTACCTGGCGCTGGTGGCCACGGGGAATCCCACGGCGCTGCTCCCGCTGTTCGCGCCGCGGGAGCACGTGCTGGTGTCCACGCCGCTGGGTGAGCAGCTGCGGCTGTTCGGGCCCACCCTGCTGTCCCAGCAGGCCGGGCGGCGGTTCCTGGGGTACATGACGGCGCAGCGGCAGCGGGTGACGGGGCAGGACACGCGGCACACGCCCAACCGGCCGGAGCTGGTGGCCGCGCACGGCTTCGACACCAAGTACGCCTCCCACGCGCTGCGGCTGTGCATCCAGGGTCTGGAGGTGGTGCAGGCCGGCCGGCTGACGCTGCCGCTGCCGGAGGAGGACCGGGAGCTGGTGCTGGCGGTGAAGCGTGGGGAGGTGCCGCTGCGGGAGGTGCTGCTGCTGATTGACGAGCGGGCGGCGCAGCTGCAGTGGCTGCTGCGGCACGGCCGGACGCCGCTGCCGGAGCACCCGGACCTGGACGCGGTGAACACGTGGTCCACGGCCGCGCACCTGGGCTACTGGACCGCGGAGCCGTGACCGCTCCCGGGCCCCGGCGTGAGCACCTAGCGGACTGCCCGGCGGACTCCGGCTGGGACCACGTGGACTGCGACTGCGGCGGGCTGTCCCGGCAGCGGGTGACCGCGGTGCGCGCTGTCATCGGGGCGGAGTGGACCAGGCGGCTGCCGGTGATGGAGGGCATGTGGTGGACGCAGGTGCGCGGGGAGTTCGCGGCCACGGTGGCGGAGTCCGGGCTGGCACTGGTGCGCCCGCCGAAGGAGACCACGGAGCTGGACGAGGGCGCGCGCATGGTGCGGCTGATCGTGGAGGGGTGGGCAGCGTGACGGAGACGCCGCGGCCGGTGCGGGCGGAGGACCTGGTGGGCCTGTTCGGGCCGGACTGGACGGGTGGGCTGTGCTCCGTGGACTACGTGCGGTGGCAGCGCGGTGCACGCCCGGAGGAGCTGGACTGCGCGGAGTGCCGGGCGGCTGCGGCGGTGGCCACGTGAGCGGGGAGCGGACGCCGGGGCAGCTGCTGGGCCGGTCCCGGCGGGAGGGTGTACCGGGCGGGCGGCCGGGGGTGCGGAAAGTGCGGACGTCCCCGGAGGAGGAGGCGGAGCTGCTGCTGCGCGCCGGGCGGCTGGGGGTGTCGGTGCAGCGGCTGCTGGTGGAGTCCGCGCTGGCCGCGGACCGGGAGGTGCCGGCGGAGCGGCGGCAGGCGATGCGTGACCTGTTCGCGCTGCGCCGGCAGTGCGCGGGGGTGGCCACGAACCTCAACCAGCTGGCGCGGCAGGCGAACACCACGCGGGACCTGCCGGTGGTGGAGGTGCGGGAGCTGCTGGTGCACCTGAGGGACGTGGCTGGCCCGGGTGGGCGGATCGACCAGGCGCTGGACGCGCTGGCAGCTGAGGGCGTGGGGAGCGTGGGGTCGTGAGCACGGTGGAGGACGCGGAGTACCAGGTGCAGGTGCGGCGGCCAGGGCAGGAGGTGTGGCAGGCGGCCACCACGTGGCAGCGGCCCGGGGCGTCCAACGCCAGGCACCAGGCGGCGCGGTTCGCGGAGGGCTACCCGGCCGGGGGTGCGGTGCGGCTCATGCGCCGGCGGGACGGGGAGCGCACGGAGGAGGAGGTGTGGCAGTCCGCGCCGCTGCGGAAGTGCCAGGTGATCGGCTGCAGCTGGGACACGCGGGGCACGAACGGTGGGGCGCAGATGCCGCGGTGCTGGCCGGGGACGGGCGGCGCGGGTGAGCTGGAGCTGTGCCTGCTGCAGCAGAAGCTGGACGGGCCGGAGGACCCGGCGGAGGACGCGCAGGCGGCGGTGGACCGGGTGCGAAAGTACTGCCGGGAGCTGCGGGCCCGCAGCATGGCGGAGCTGCCCGCGGAGCACCCGGAGGAGGGCAGCGAGGAGGCGGCGGTGGCCGACGCCACGGCCGCCCGGTACTTCGTGGCGCAGCGGGTGCTGCAGCTGCTGCGGGGGCCGGCGTGAGCGCGGAGGAGCGGCGGGCGCTGGTGGTGGCGCACGCGCGGTCTCTGGGGCTGTGCGGGGAGCCGTTCGGCCACCACGGGGTGTGTGACATGCCGCCCGGGCACGCGCCCATCGCGGAGGTGATGGGCTGGCTGCACGGGGAGGACGTGGGCGGTCCGCTGGACATGTACCGGCAGGACCTGAGGAACCGAGCGGAGGGGCGGGCGTGACGGTGAGCGCGGAGGCGGAGAGGTGGCTGGGCCGCCGGGTGCAGGTGTACGCGGCGTGTGACCCGCGGGGGAACTACCCGCCGGTGGCGGAGGGTGTGGTGGTCGGCTACGCGGCCGCGCCCACCATCACGGTGCGGGCGGACGACGGCACGCAGTCGGACTGGCAGGTGACCCTGCCCATCCACGTGGTGGCGGAGCAGGCGCAGCCAGCGGAGCGGCGGGACGTCGTGCAGGAGCTGGCGGACGCGGAGTGGACGCTGGCGCGGGTCCGGGCGCTGGTCACGGAGCACCCGGAGGACGCGGTGCCGCAGGTGGCGCTGGAGGACCTGCGGGCGGCGCTGGGGCTGGGCTCTGAGCAGCCCAGCCAGCCGATGGTGCAGCTGGTGGACCCGCACGACCGCCTGCTGGTAGCGCCTGGCGTTTCCGTGGAGTGGGTCGGACCGTGGCAGGAGGACGTCGTGCGGGTGTCCCGGCCGGGAGAGGAGCAGGTGTACCACCTGGCGGCGGAGGTGTACGCGACAGGGCCGGCGTCGTGGTTCGCCGGGCAGCTGCGGGCGGCGGCCCGGTGACCGCCAGCCAGCGGTACTGCGGGCGGTGCAAGGCGTGGCACCCGGCGGAGGGTGAGCACCTGTGCCAGACCCCGGAGGACGGGCACACCTGGGTCATCACCGGGGCGTCCCGCATGTCCTCCGGGATCATGGGCCCGGAGGACGCGGCACCGCACGACTACCAGGACGCGGACTGGTGGGGTGAGCCGTTCTCCATCCAGGTGCGGGCGTGGGACCTGCCGGCGGCGCTGCGGCTGGCCGCGGAGCAGCCGCTGGCTGCCTGGTCCCACCCCGGGCTGGAGGAGCGGACGTGACCCTGCTGGTGCGGTGGACGGGGCAGGTAGGCCAGGCAGACGGGCGGGTTGTCACCTGGACGGACGTGGCCGCGGTCCCTGAGGTGGTGCCGGGGGTGGTCCTGGCCGCGGTGGAGCCGGCGGGGCTGTGGGAGGTGGTGGCGCTGGAGCAGGTGGACCTGCCGGAGTACGCGCCCACGCTGCGCCGCGCGGTGCTCCGCCGGTGGGGGCCCTGATGGGCTGGCTGCTGCTGGGCCTGCTGCTGTGGGCCGCGTGGCTGTGCCGCCCGCTGGCGGAGTCTCCGGTGCAGCGGGAGCTGCGCGCCCAGGGCCTGGCCAAGGCGTACGCGGAGGGCCACCGGCCGTGGCAGCACCCGGACGGCGGTGGGCTGGCGGAGTGCCAGCGGGACGGGGAGCTGTGGCCCTGCGCGCTGGTGCGGGCGCTGGAGCACCGGGAGTGAGCGGCCGCCCGCCGTTCTCTCACCGCTACGGCATCGCGGACCACCGGGAGGTGTCCGCGCACCTGGGCCAGGCGGCGCAGTCCGTGGAGGAGCTGTGGCGGTCCCGGCACACCCCGCTGTCCAGCAACCTGGGGGACCTGCTGGACCCGGTGCTCCGCTGCGTCTGCCCGGGCTGGCCGCTGGCGCACGTGCACCCAGACCGCCGGCGGTGCTCCCAGCTGGCCAGCGGGGAGGACCGGCTGTGCGGTCCGTGCCGGGAGCACTGCCTGGTGGGTGACGCCGCGGGACGTGACCTGCAGCGGATCGTGGACCTGTTCGGCCCCTCCAGCCAGGGGGTGGACCGGGGGTGATGCCCAACATCAGCCGGGGCACGCGCATGTCCGGGCTCATGGCGTACCTGGTGGGGCCAGGCAGACGCAACGAGCACACGGACCCGCACCTGGTGGCCGGTGACCCCGCGATCATGGCGTGGCACGACGACACGGAGCTGTCCCACGACGCCGCGCTGAGCATCGCGCGGGAGCTGGACCACCCGCGGCGGGCGTTCATGGTGGACGTGCCGGGCGGGCACGTGTGGCACTGCTCCCTGTCCCTGCGGGCGGAGGAGGGCCAGCAGACGGACGGGCGGTGGGCGGAGATCGCGCAGGAGTTCGTGGACCGCATGGGCTTCTCCGGCGGCGGTGAGGAGCCGGAGGGCGGCCGCGCGGCGTGCCGGTGGGTGGCGGTCCGGCACGGGCTGTCCAGCGCGGGCAACGACCACGTGCACCTGGTGGTGAACCTGGTGCGGGAGGACGGCACCAAGGCGGACGTGTGGCGGGACCAGCCGCGGGCGCAGAAGGTGTGCGGGGAGCTGGAGCAGCGGTACGGGCTGCAGGTGCTGGAGTCCCGGTCCCGGGGCCGCGGTGAGCGCGGGGTGAAGCCAGCGGAGCTGGAGGAGCAGCGGCGCACCGGCGCCCCGGAGACGGTGCGGGAGACGCTGGCGCGGACGGTGCGCGCCGCGGCCGCGGCGTCCGGGGACGAGGCGGAGTTCGTGCGCCGGCTGCGGGCGGAGCGGCTGCTGGTGCGGCCGCGGTACGCCGCCGGGACGGACCAGGTGGTGGCCGGGTACTCCGTGGCCGCGCGGCCGGCGTCCCGGGAGGACCGGCCGGTGTGGTACGGCGGTGGGCACCTGGCCAAGGACCTGACGCTGCCGCGGCTGCGGGAGGACTGGCCGGACACCCCGGAGAGCGCGCAGGCGGCGGTGGCGGAGTGGCAGGCGGCGCGGCGGCAGCGGCGGCCGGCCGCGCCCGGGCGGGAGACCGTGGTGCCGGAGCCGGACGCCTGGGAGCAGGTGTCCGCGGAGCTGCAGGAGGTGCGGGAGTACCTGCGGCGGGTGCCGGTGGAGGACGTGGCGGAGTGGGCGCGGGTGGCCCGGGAGACGTCTGGGGCGTTCGCGGCCTGGTCCCGGCGGGTGGAGGACACCCCGGGGCCGCTGGCGGCCACCGCGGACGCCCTGGCGCGGTCCGCGCAGGTGCCGGCGTGGCAGACCCGGGGGCAGCGGCGGGTGGGGCCCACGGCGCGGGGCGCGGCGCTGCTGCTGGCGTCCGCGGCGCACGGCGGGCGCGGGCCGGTGGCGGAGGCGGTGCTGCTGCGGCAGCTGGCGAACATGGCGCGGGCGCTGCACGACGCGCACGTGGCGGTGGGGGACGCGCAGCGGGCCCAGGAGATTGCCACCGCGGTGCGGCAGGACCTGGAGCGGGTCCGGCAGTCCCTGCCCGCCCTGGAGCTCTCGCCAGCTGGGCCGGCCCCGGACTTGGAGCGTGGGCCGCGCGCTGCCACTGGAGTTGCACCCCCGGCCCGCCGGGTGGGGGCGGTGCTGCCCGCGGACCTGGAGAGGTCCCG